TCACTCGATGACGACGGTGCCGTCCCCTTGGCAGACGATGCAGGCGTCCATCTCGGGCCAGCGCCCCTTGCAGTGCGGGCAGGGGCGCTCGGTCACATGACCGTTGTTGCTGGTGTCGTCCATGTCGGTCCAGTTACTCGTGTTGGTCATGCGGCCTTGTCCTCGATCACCTCGGCGTCTACAAACCCGGTCTCGATCGCGGCGCGTTCGACGGTGACCGGCTCGGGAAGGGAACGGGCTTGCTCGCCTTCGTCGCGGCCGAACAGCCGGCTGATGAGGCCGGACTCGGCGGCGCCCTTCTGGGTGGCGGTGATCTTCACCGAAAAGGAGTTCTCCTCCATGTCCCCGACGGCCTTGAGCATCTTTTGGAAGCGATCGAGTTCTCCCGAGAGCACTGGATTGGTGATCCCGCCCTCCAGTTCCTCGGCGAATCGCAGGTTGAAGACGCGTCCTGCCTGCATTTCCAGCAGTGCGGCGGCGACGTCGGCGCGCTGGTCCTTGGTGCGGATCTCGACGGGCAGGCTGAACGCGCAGGCCGACTTGGGCTGGGAGGCGGGGCAACTGCTGGAGAGGTAGCAGCGGTCGCAGGTGCGGACGCCAGGGTCGACGGTCTTGAGGACGGGTCGGCCGAGAGTGCCGTCCTCTGCGGTGTCCTGAACGACGGCAAGGCCGGGGAAGGGGCGCTTCTCGCGTTGTTCCACGACAGCCGGAGTTACTCCAGCGTGCCGCACCTGTTCGGGCAGTCGATCAACTGCTTCCGGAGCCTGATCCGCGTTTTCGGCTGTACGCGGTTTGGCAGGGGCAGTTACTCCTCTGCCGTTGACGTGCTCGGTGAACTGGTTCCAGGACCAGATCGAGACGCGCAGGACCTCGGTGGGGTCGTCGGAAAGGACGGCGTCGGCGTCGAAGCCGGCGTCGGTGATGGCGTGCTTGTGTCTGTTGCGGGCCATGTCCTTGTACCGGCGGGGGTAGCGGTGCAGCTCCTTGCCGGCCCAGACGATGGTGTCGCCGAACTGGCTCGGGGAGAGCCATGAGGTGGAGGCGGCGCCGTACCAGAGGCCGTGCTCCAGGGCCGCCGTCTTGGTCATGCCGAGGCCGAAGAGGCGGGTGTCGGTGGTCTTGGACAGGTGGGCGAGGAGGTGGGAGACGTCGAGGCGGTCGACACCGGCCTGGGTGATGCCGACGTTGGGCCAGTCCCGGCAGAGTTGCTCCAGCCCTTCACGGCCAGTCTCGGGTCGCCAGACGACGATCGCCTTGTCCCGGTGGAGTCGCTCGCGCTGCTGGGTGATCCACTCGTCGCCGAGCTGGTGGGCGTCGAACTCGACGTAGTAGGCGAGCCGCTCCCGGTTGGGGGCGATGAAGGAGGCGTAGTAGTGCTCGGCGATGTCCTTCAGCTCGGCGTCGGACAGGTCGCCCGCGGGCTTGGTGTTGATGGAGTGGCAGCCGGAGTCGACGAGGATCTCCATTTCGTCCCCGAACTTCTCGGCCAGGTCGTAGGGCTTGGTGAACTTGGTGCGCCTGCGCAGGCCCCAGTAGGAGAGGGCCACGGTGGTGTGGCCCTCCTGGGCGAGCAGGCTGCGGTAGGCCGGGATCTCGGTGCCGGCCAGGTACAGCTTCACAGGGGTGTCTCCTACAGGGGGCCGGCGGTGCGCCTGGCGTCCTGGGCGTAGTGCTGGTCCTGCTGCTCGATCTCGGCGACGAGGTCGTCCCACGCTCGGGGCTCACCGCGGTAGTCGGGCTTCCACTGCGGGCGGCTGTAGCGAGGGTGGGTGAACAGGACGGTGGTGTAGCCGGCTGCGAGGAGGTCGGCGGCGGCGGTGGGGTCGGCCACGACGACCAGGTCGACGTGGAGGTCAGCTCGGAGGGCCTGAAGGCCGCCGAGCAGGCCGTAGCGCTGGCTGACTCTGGGCTTGATCACGCGGATGTGCTTGGTGAATCCGTTGCGCTTGAGCCAGTTCTGCGCGAGCGCCTTCGAGGAGTTGAAGGTGTCGGGGTCGTCGGCCAGGTGCACGACGTGGGTTTCGGCGAGTCCGTGGTAGAGGAGCTGCCCGGCGGGGACGACGGCGTCGCTGTCGGGGCGCTTGAGGACGCCGTCGATGGCTATGACGACGTTCACCTGGACCGCCACAGTGCGGCGTTGCGCAGGGCGAACTGGGCGTCGCTGATCGGCTGGCCCCAGGCGTCGGTCTCTGCCTGGTTGCGGGTGGCGACCTGGATGTCCTTGATGGAGCGGAGCATCTCGACGGCCCCGGACTCTTTGCCGGCCTGCCAGCGGTAGTTGGCGAAGTCGGCGTAGCCGCTGCCGCCGGGTGCGAAGGCTGTGCGCCGGCCGAGGTGGATGTCGTCGAAGAGCTGGGCCGCCTGGGCGACGATCGTCTTGAGCTGGGCGCCGAGGGTGACCCAGTGGCCTTCGCCCTGCGGGGAGGCATGCATCTCCTGGGCCAGGGCGTTGTAGGCGGTGACGAGGCGCTCAGCCTCGGCGGTGTCGCGGGCGGCGGCGTCCTTGAACTCCTGCGAATAGGTGTCGCGGGGGTTTGCCGGCAGCTCGGGCGGGTGGACGGTCCATTCGTCCTTGGTGAGGGAGTAAGCCGCGTAGGGGTTGATGTTGCGGATATCGCGGCTGTTGGGGTTGACGTAGTAGGTGACCTCATACACCCGGTCCCCAATTCGGGTGGTGGCGGTTTCGGGCCAGAGTTCCGCCTTGAGCTCCTCGTCGAAGAGGTCGGCGATTTCCTGGCTGGTCATTCCGGAGTAGTCGGGGTTGTACCAGCCGAAGGAAGAGAAGTCGACGCCGATCAGAACGTCGAGGTCTCCATTTCCGCGGTCGGCGGCCCACTGGTAGCTGACGCCGGAGCCGGCGAGCCAGACTTCGCTCCACTGACCTGGTGCGTTGTAGCGGGTGTCCCAGAACGTGTAGAGCGTGCCAAGGAGCCAACTGCGAACTTGGGGGATGATGAGGTCGCCGTTGAAAAGGTTCGGGTCAAGGTGGTCAGCCGGGCTGGAGAAATAGCCGGAGGCGCCGATCGCGCCTTCCCTGATGGGCTGAGCGTTGTTCCCGAGACGACGGTAGAAAGAGTTCGTCTCCATATCCCGCACTCTACCGGCGATATAGAGAATTCAAAGGGGCTGCATTTCTGGGCCCAGAAAAAGGCGAAGGCCCCCCTTTTTTATGGAGATTGGTGGTCTCCGGGGGGCCTTCCCTTGAGAGGAGAGAGCATCCCTCCGAGGAAGAAAGCTCGCTCGCGTTACAGCTTACCGCAAGATCACAGCTTGAGGCTGTTGACGAGGGCGTTGGTGCGCTGCTGCTCGACCAGGGCCGCGGTCATCTGCATCATCTGCTGGCCGGTGATCGAGGCGGTCTTGATCGCGATGGCGTCGTCGACCAGGACGTGGCCGGCGCGCTGGAAGTCGTCGAGGCTGGCCGGGCGCTTGGTGCGGACCTTGGTATTGATGTTGGGTTCGGCGAGGACCTGGCCGTCGGGGGTGATGACGACGAGGAACGCGGTCTCGGCGACGGTGCCGGTCTCCTTGGTGATGCCGGCCTCCTCCCCCATCTTCTTGAGCTGCTCGCGCTGGTCGTCGGTCAGTTCCTCGACGGTGTCGGCGGCGGTCTCGGCGAGGGTGGACAGGTCGATGGTCACTGTGGTGCTCCTGGTGTTGGTGTGGTTGGTGGTTCAGGTGCGGGGGCCGTGGCCGTCGTAGGGCTTGGCGAGGCCTGCCGCGATGAGCGCGTCGTTGAGGGAGTCGCCGGCTGAGGCGGCGGTGAGGGTGCCGAGATAGCGGCCGTACTTCTCGCGGGCGTCGCTGCCCTTGGCGGTCTGCACGGTGTGCAGGGTGATCGCCGGAGTGTGCTGCCTCACCCAATCGACGACGAACTGGCGGGCGTCACGGCCGGCCTGGGTGTTCTTCTCGGGCGCGTTGATGCCGTACAGGCGGATGCGCTGGCGGGTGACGACGTCGAAGCCGAGGTCGAGTTCGGTGTCGACGGTGTCGCCGTCCACGATCTCCACGATCTTGGCGGGGTACTGGTACATCAGCCGGCCTTGTCGTGCGCGGCCCGGCGCACGGCGTTGGCTACCGGGCAGAAGTGGCACAGGTAGATGTCCTTGGTGGAGCGGTACTTCGGCAGGCCGGCTGCCTTGCGCTCGGCGGCGGTGTCGGGGGTGAGCCGCTTCTTGTCGGTGCACCAGTCGGAGCAGGTGATGGACCGGTTGTGGGCCTGCCAGCAGGAGAGGGCGTCTTCCTGAAGGGTGTTCTTGGCCTCGTAGCAGGCTGGGTCGAGGCCGGTGTGTCCGGTCTGCTCGCGGATGCGCTTGATGATCTCCGCGCGAGTGGAGGGGCTGTCCCAGTGGCGCTTCTCCACCTTCATCAGCGGGTGCGCGATGTGGGGGGTGCCATCAGGGTTGCGGTGCCTCTTGACCAGGGTGTCGAGGAGGAAGTCCTGGCGGGGGTCGCCCTCGTAGTTGGGCAGCTCCTCCATGGACCCGCAGGTCTTGCAGAGCAGCAGGCGTATGTACTCGGCCATGTGTGGTGGTGATCCTTGCTCAGTACCAGTGGTGGGATTGCCAGAACGCCCAGGCGCCGCAGGGGCTGCCGTACCGGGACTTCATGTAGGTGAGGCCCCACCGGACCTGGGTGATGGGGTTGGTGCGCCAGTCGGAGCCGGCGGAGGCGTACTTCGTGGGGGGAAGCGCCTGGGCGATGCCGTACGCGCCGGAGGTGGGGTTGGTGGCGTACGGGTTCCAGTTGCTCTCGCGGGTGAAGACGGCGTCGGCGCAGGCGTATTGCGTGGCGCTGAGGACGGACTTCGCGTATGCCCTGGGTGAGGCGTAGATCGGCGTGCGGGGGGTCGTCGCGGAGCGCGAGACGCGTGGCGCTGCGGACCGTGTGGCGGTGGGGCGCGGGGTCTTGCTGGGCTTCGGCGTCTTGGTCGGCGTCAGGGTGCTGGCCTCGGGCGTAGGTGTCGGGGAGGCCAGCGGGCTGTACGACGGGGAGGGTGAGGCGGTCGGTGTCGGCGCTGGTGCGGCTTTCACAGTCTCGTGTTGCTCGACGGTGGTGAGCGGCAGAAAGGTCAGCAGCAGAGTCGCCGATAGGTACGACAGTGGCCTGCGAGTCACACGGGAGTCCTCACCTTGGGGGCGTTCCCGTCCGACGTTCCTCGCAGGCCATTCAGACGCTTGACGCATAGTAGCACAAAGGCCCCAAGGGGGTTGTCTTGGGGCCTTTGTGCTGTCAGCCGTAGGCGAGGGTGAACAGTAGTGCCCAGCCCCTGGGCCCGATGGCCGGGTCGTATGTCTTGCCCTTGTCGTTCAGGCCGTGCTTGGCGTTGAAGCCGGCGACGCCCTTCTGGGTGCGGGGTCCGTAGTTGTCGGAGAGCTCGACGTCCTTGCCCATCCAGCCGGTGGCCTTGAGCGCCTTCTGGAGCGTCTTCGCCGACGGGGTCGACTTGTTGGGCGCCAGTCCCTTGGGGAAGGTCGGCGGCTTGTAGGTCTCCGGGGTGGTGGGCTTTGAGCCGCCGGTCGAGGATGCCTTGTAGGCGGGCCGGCCGAAGCCGAGGATGTCGGAGCGGTAGCGGGTTCGCTCGTAGACGCCGTCACCGTTGGACTGTGAACCGGCGGTGCCGGCGGAGGTGTTGCCGCCGATGGTGGCGATGGTCGCGCCGGGGGCGGATGCGGCCGTGGCGATCTCGACGTGGTCGGCGATGCCGTCGTCGTTCCAGTCGAAGAACAGGATGTCGCCGGGCTCGATGGTCTCGGTCGCCTTGTGCCACTGGCCTCGCTTCTTGAACCAGTTGACGTGGCTGGGGCAGTAGGCGAACTGGCCGACTACGTCCGCGTTACCGGAGGCGTAGCCGCAGTAGGAGACGTATTCGTCGCACCAGGCGGCGTAGGCGAAGGACTTGTCCTTGACGAGGGTGGCGTACCACTCGCCGAAGCGGGTGTGGTTGCTGGCGCCTTCCTTGTAGCCCTTCCACTTCCGGGCTTCGGCCAGCATGGCGGCAGCGGTGCTTGCCATCGGAGTGCTCTCCCGAGGGTGAGTGCTCCGAGTGGTGTCGCCGTGTCTGTGGTCTGTGTGGTGTTACGCGAGTGGGTGTGTGGTCAGTTGCGGTGGCTCGAACCCTGGCGGCCCTGGACGGGTTCACATCCGTGCAGTGCGCGCCAGTTGTGGTCCAGGCTTTCCCAGTCCGCGGGCGCGTGCCCTCCCCAGTTGGGCGTGGACTGGCGGGAGCGGCCATCGTCGAGGCCGTTGTCGAGGTCGCCGTTGAGGCTTCGCTGGGTGGGCAGGCCCATCAGATCGCCGCCTTTCCGCCGAGCTTGAGGTCCTTGCCACCGAGCTTCGAGCTGCGGTCGTTGAAGAGGGACGAGAAGCGGTCGGCTGCGGTGGGTCCGGTGAGGTTGCCGGCGTCCCCCACGGTGAACTTCACGTTGTCGCCGCGTCCGGCGCGGCGCCGGTCGAACATGCTCATGGGCTTCTTGTCAGCCACGCGGGTCTCCCTTGGTCATGCCGAGCACGTCGTGGATGGTCGGCTCGTGCTTGCTGGTCTTCGGGGCCGGCTTGGGAGGGGTCCAGCAGGCTGGTGCCTGGCTGGCCAGGTAGGCGAGGACGTCGCTGACCTGGCGCTCGGGAAGGCTGGCCCATGGCTTGGTGTGGTCGTAGACGCCGTCCTGGTTCTGCATGTCATCTCCACTGAGGGCGGAGGCTGCGCAGGGCGGCCAGTCGATCGGGGTCGCTCATTTGCATGGCCCCGGTTCCCACGAGGCGGGTGTCCGCCGGCTGCTCGCCGTGCTGGGTCCACTTCTTTCCGCGTGCCTGGTACTCCAGGGCGGTCATGGGGTTGAAGTCGGACGGCCACAGGTAGGCGCCGGGGTCAGCGCGTTCGCCCCGGTGGACTCCGCGGGTGTAGTTCTTCTGCGCGGCGCGCATCGGCCGGCTGTTGAGTGCTTGGTCGCCCAGGCGGTCGCTGCGGCGCGTGTTGATGGTGCCGAGGTAGCCGTCGGGGTATTCGGCGGAGGGGACTCGGCCGGACGCCATCAAGCGCTTGGCGTCGAGGATGCTGCGGGCGCCGACGATGTCGGTACGTCCGCCTCCACCGTAGGTGGGCGTACCCGGTTGGGGAACGCCCAGGGGCGCTATGTACTGGGTGTTGCTCACTGGGCGTCCCTCTGCTCACTTCTGGTTGTAGACCGGATTGGTCTCCCTGACGAGCGTGGGCTCCTGCTGCTGTTGCGGGCGGGACTCTCCATCGCCCTCGGTGAAGGCGTCAGTCAGGCCGCGGGCAACCCCGCTGGCGGCTCCTGCCAGGAGCGGCACGAGGATGGGGAGCATCGGTCACCGCCCGTCCGTGGTGAACTTCGACGGCAGGAGCTTGACGTTGCGGCCTGTGGCTGCTGACTCGGCGGCGTTGCTGTACTCGCGCCAGACCTTGACGCCTCGGCCGCCGAGCGGGTCGCGGTTGAGGACGCCGTTGCGGTGGTTGGCGGTGGTCGGCTCGCCCGTTCCGCCCTTGGAGTTGCCGGACTTGCTGATGAGGGTGCCGGCCTCAGGCTTGCGGACGCGGAAGGTGGTCGCGGCAGACGTTCCCATGGTCGGGAACTCTCCGCTGGAGAGGACGTTCTCGGACACTGTTCTCCTCGCGTGATGCCGTGTGATGCAGTCCGGGCAGAGTGCGAGTGAGCTACGAGTGGTGGAACTGCCTCATCAGTTTATGGGCGATCCCGTGCCGGGTGTTATGCGGCCTCGTCGAAGACGACGAAGGAAAGTCCGGAGACTTCACCCTCGGGGACCGTGGCGGTGAAAAAGGCTGGCCGCATGGCGAGTCGGTGCCCTCTGGATCCGGCGTAGCCCTGGGCGATGGGGACACTCTTGACGGCCTGGTTGATGGCGCCGGCACCGATGGCTCGCAGGGTGATGTTCTTGCGGGCGTATATGGCGTGAGCGACGGCGGCACCCAGGTCGGTGGCGCTGGTCGAGCTCTTGACGAAAAAGACGGCGTCGTCGGCGCCGTTTTCCTTCTTGGGGTCCATATTCGTTTCTCCTCGAATTGATCTCCTTCGTCAGGCTAAGCGGATATATCCGCATTGTGTTAATGCGTGAAGAGCCCCGCCGGTTATGACGGGGCTCTTGCTCAGACGAGGCGGGTTTCGCCTTTGAACCTTTTGAGGTCCTTCAGTGTGTCCAGCTCGGCCTTGGTGCCGGTGCGGGTGAACCAGGAGTTGGCGGCGCGGGCGAGGCTGTAGGCGTCGGCCAGGTTGTCGTCGTCGTAGGTGACGCCCCACTTCTTGTAGACCGCCAGCAGCATCTCCGCCTTGGCTGCGGTGCCCTTGCCGGTGGTGTACTTCTTGAGCTTGGTCGGGGCAACGATGATCGGGTAGCAGGCGGGCTTGTCGAGTACGTCGAGGAGCGCGAGCTTCACCGCTCCCCCGAGTTCGCCGGCGAGTTCCCTGCCGAACTTCGCGCCGGCCGCGTAGCCCTCCATGGCGACCACGTCGATGCGGCCGAACATGGTCTTGATGTCGCTCACGTTGAGGCCGACCTGGACCTGGACGGCGTCGAGGCGGTCGGACTGGGTGACGTACCTGTCGGCTGCGAAGGCGTGCAGGTAGCTGTAGCGGCGCTGAGTGTCGCTGTCGTAGGCGACCATCGCCATGCCCGAGTAGGACTGGTCGATGCCCAGGCAGACGGTCACGGCTCCACCCCGAAGATGTTGCTCATGAAGAGCCCCACGTTGTCCGGCAGGTCCGCCAGGTCATCCTCGTTGAAGAACCCGAAGTCGAAGTCGAGTCGGCCCAGGCTGTTCTCGGAGACGTCTTGGTTGAGGGGGCCGATGCCGGGGCGGGAGATCCAGATGCTGTAGTGGTCCAGGTCGGCCAGGGCCTCCAGCTCGTTGCGGTGCCGTACGTCGGTGTAGACGACCCGCGGGTGGCCCTCGGCCTTGCGCAGCGCGGCCTGTATCCAGGCGTCCTCGCCGATGTTCTCGCGGACCGAGCCTCCGAGGCGCTGCATCAGCCGGCGCACCTCGGGATACTCGCGCTTGGCGACGTCCCAGCCGACGTCCTTGATGACCCAGGCGAGGTTGACCGAGCCGTAGGGGGTGGGCACGAGCGGGTTCATCGCTTCGAGGATGTCGCGTACGGCGTCGGCGAAGGCGATGCGGGTGTAGCCGTAGCGCTCGACGAGGACCTGGGCGACGGAGTCCTTGCCGGCGTACGCATACCCACCGAGGGCGAGGACTTCGGGGAGTGGGTTCATGCGGCGATGTCTCCGGGGGTGGTCGGGGCGGGGATGCGCTTGGAGGGGAACTCCGTGTGAGACCAGCACTTGGGGCAGACAGCGACGACGACGTAGCCGTCCGGCTCGGAGGGGCGGAAGAACATCGGGCGGGCGGTCGAGCTGTAGGTGACGGTGACCGGGACCCACCTGTGCTGGGTGAGGTCGGTGCAGGCGCTCGGCAGCCGCACGACATTGCCGTAGTGGGCGGCACTCATGGCCTGGAGTTCGTCCGGGGTGCACAGGCGGTATTTCTCGTCGTAGAACCGGGCCAGCCCGATGCGCGTGGTTGAGCCGCGGCGGTCGACGGCGGCGCCAAAGCCGAAGGTGTCGATCTTCGACTGCACCTCGTGCGTGTTCTGCATGACGGTGCAGAACGCAAAGTTGGCCTTCACCTCGTCGATACGGATCTTGCGGCCGGCGCGGCGAGGGTCGTTGTCCGCCCATATCTGTCCGGGCTCAATTCGCTGGGTCATGGCAGTTCTTTCTGCGTCGCCGGACGTCGTCCAGCAGGGATCAGCTTCGGTGGGTGCATGTGCGGGGGCGGGGTTCTGGCTCACCCCTCTTCGATCGCCCCGAGATCGGGGCCGTCCGCTACTCGCAGGCGGGGTCGAGGATCGTGGAGACGCTGCCGTAGGCGCCGTCCTGGTGGTACAGCGTGGTGACGCGGACCCCGGTGCCCTCCAGGCACTTGGTGGCGCCGTTGCCGAAGCCGTCGGGCATGGTGAAGACCAGGGCGGAGCCGTTGTCGGTGCCGGAGCGCGGGGCGTCGCGGAAGGGCTCGCTGTACTTCTCCATCCCGCAGGCGGTCAGGGAGGCGCCAGCCAGGGCGGCGACGAGTGCGACGGCGGCGGTCTTGCGGCGGGTCATGCTGCTTGCTCCAGGTGATAGGGGTTATTGGCGCGGGCTTCCTCGATCGCCGCCAGCGGCTTCTCCCGCCAGCGCAGTGCGTAGCGGCGGCAGTTCGAGCAGCTCTTGTGGGTGCAGCCGAGGAGTGGCGGGCGGCGTCGGGCGTGGAGGCTCCAGGACATGGAGTCCGAGGAGGTGAGCAGATGGCCCACCCGCCTGAGCCCTGTGATCTTGAAGCCGAAGCCGTGGACGCGGAAGCCTCGGTCGGTGGCGTCGGTGATGATGTCGACGGCCTCGTCCATGTGCTGACGCCGGCAGACGGAGCCGATGCCGACCACGGGTTCGGCGGCCAGGTCGACGCCGGCCTTCTCGTACATGGCGGCGCAGCGCTGGTAGTCGGCTCGCTCCCAACCCTGGAGTACGGGGATAAAGGGGAGGTCGGGAGCTGCTGCCTTGAGTTCGAGGTAGTTGTCGACGGTGCGATGCTGGTGCTCGGTGACGGTCAGGCCGGACTTCTGGGTGATCCACGGCTCGCACATCCAGTCCTGAGGGCTGGCCCAGGCGAGGTTGCCGATTTCGTCGCTGTAGCGGCGTACGGCTTCGATGTACGCGGTGGGGGTGATGGTCCACCGGCCGTGCATGGAGATCTCGGTGAAGCCGCCGCTGTCCAGAGCCCAGGTGGTGAGGGCTCTGGGGAAGGTCTTGCGGCCGATCAGGCGGCGGTGCGAGACGAACAGCGGGACGCCGGCGTTTCCGAGCCAACTGGGGATATGTGTGCCGAGGTAGAAGGTCACCTGGCGGCGCGGCGCCGCAGCGCCACGACGAGGGAGCCGAGCAGGACTCCGTAGAGCTTGCCGATGATCTGTCCGCCGAGGAAGTCGAGGGACCCGAAGGCGATGGACAGGAACAGCAGGGAGTCGATGAGGATGCCGACGACTCCTCCGACGAGGACGGCGCGGACCCAGCGGGGCGACAGCCGGCTGAAGACGGCCATGTCGGCGGCTTCACTGATGCCGAACGCTACAGCGCTGGCCAGGGCGACGGCGGGGTCGGCGGCGACGAAGGAGAGCACGACGCCGAAGACGAGGGCGATGATGGCGGCCCGGCGGCCGAGGGCCCACTGCACCAGGTCGCGCAGGACCAGGGCAGGACCGACCAGGAAGACGGCGGCCGGCGCGGTGTAGCCGAAGCCAACGGAGACGGTGCCGTAGTGCTGGAGAGCCAGGTTGGCCGCCGGAATGGTGGCTATGTAGGCGGCGGCGCCGAAGTAGCCGAGGGCTCTCTTGGAGTCCTCAGTCATGCGAGTACTCCTCGACCTCGATCTTGTCCTTGTAGACCACGACCTGGCAGTGGTCGCCGAACAGGTCGATGAGCACGTGGTCGCTCTTACCGGACTGAACGGCCGCGTCCAGCGCGTTGGCGGCGTCGTAGAGCGCCCGGTGCTCGCCCTGGTAGTCCTCGTACACCATCCGGCGGTTGTCGTCGTCCCAGTGGTGGGGCCGACCGCCCAAGGTGGGGTGGCGCTCGCTTCCGACGGCCAGGTCTTCCTCGACCATGTACGGGTCGTTCTCGACGAGGTACTCGTACTGTTCCAGGTCGTGCGTGGTCACCAGCCACACCTCGTGGGCGGAGAACTCACACGTGTCGCCGTCGTTGAAGTACGGGGTGTACTGGCGCCAGCCGATGCAGTGGACGTCGGGGTGGTCCAGGACGGGCTTGAGGAGCGCTGCGAACTCCTCCTTGGTGATCTGAGGGACGCGGGTCGAGCCGTGGGCGATGTCGCCGGTGATCGGGATGCCCAGGAAGTTGCGGGCTTCGTCGGTCTTGGTGAGGGTGTCGGTCACTGTGCGGCTGCTCCGAGGAGATGGGAGAGAGGGAGTTTCTTACGCTTGGCCCCGGACATCCACGGCGCGATGGGCATGCCGTCGATGTAGTCCTTGGGACTGGGGAGCCAGCCGAGGTCCTCGATGATGTGGCGCTCGGCGATCTGGCGGACGGGGATCTCCTTGCGGCCGACCTTCAGCGTCTTGCCGAAGATCCGCTCGCAGAGGTAGACCCCGAGGGTGTGGTGGTAGAGGGCCCTGTGGCGGACGTCACCGATGGCCTGCTTGCTGCTGTCGATGAACTCGCTGATGGGCAGGTAGTCGGTGGGGTCTCCGCCCCATTTCCGGGCAGCCGACTGGGCGTGGTACCAGGAGTTCACGCAGCCATCCCCTTGGGGATGTCGTCGTTCTCCAGCAGGACCTTGTAGCACTGGTTGGCCTCGACGCTGTAGACGACGATGCCCTCAGCCTTGGCTCCCGGTTCGGCGACGGAGCCGAGGGTGCGCAGGAGGCGCATGGAGTCGCGGATGGCCTCGTTGAGGAGGTGGCCCCGTACACGGGCGAGTTCGGGGACGACGGTCAGCTCAGCCGGCGACTCCTCGGGCAGGCCCTGGCCGCGGGTGCCCCAGCGTGTGGTGTTGAACAGGGCGAACTTGCGGCCGTCCATACCGTAGCCGTGCTGGATGCCGCGGCCGTACCACTCGCCGAAGTGCGTGCCCTCGCCGAGGTTGGCCAGGGCGGTGGCGTTGTCTGCGACCCATGCGGCGAACCCGAAGTTGTCGAGGGCCTGGGTGCCGTCGAGCTTCTGCCGGTTGGGGGCGATCCATCGCTTGCGGCTGCCGGCGCGCAGGACGTACAGGCCGTCCTCCTTGGACACGACGCTGTAGCCGTGCTCGTTGAGGTAGCGGGTGGCATCCTCGTCGTCGGCCAGGTGCTTGATGGTGACCTGGGCGTTGGTGCCGTCGATCTTCTCCGTCAGGACGAACTCGCGGTTGAAGCGCGGGATCTTCGGCCAGGGGCGGAAGTCGGTGACGTTGCTCAAGTTGGTGCTCCGGATATGAGGGTCAGAGGTAGTCGAAAGTGGTGGCGTAGTCGTCGTCCCAGTCGGGGGCGGCGCAGACTTCGCAGACGGTGTGGCCGTCGACCTGGCCCGCGTATTCGTCGGCTTCGATCAGCCGGCCGCAGGCGCATCGGGTGGCGTGCGGGGCGGGGCTGAGGGTCACTTGCTCAGCCGGTCCAGCAGGCTGTTGTAGAGGTCGGTCATCAGGGTGAGGCGGGCCTGTGCTTCACGCAGTTCGTTCTTGTGCCGGCCGGCCTCGTTGACGAGGACACGGTTGCGGCCGCGGGCGTCGTCGCGCTCCTGCTGGGCCTCGGCCAAGGCCTTCTTGCCAGCGGCGATCTCGTCCTTGAGGGCTTGGTCGGGCGTCTTGCTGAGCGCCTTGGCCAGGGCCTCGTAGAGGGTGTCGCACTCGGCTCGCGTGAGGTGGAGGACGGCTGGTTCGGTGGCGTAGGGCGGGGCGGTGAATTCGAGTTGCCCGCGGACGCTGTTGTAGCGGCCCTGGTGGATGGCGGCGCCGCTGCCGGGTTCGACCCTGGCGAAGTGCAGGCCGTAGCGGGTGCTGAGGGGGTCCTTGATGACGCGGGCTCTGACGGGCAGCATGTCGATGATCGGGTCGAAGAGGCCAGGCATGGGGTTGCCTTTCGTATTGGTCAGACCTTGCGGTTGGTGGTGAGCCAGGCACCCGTGTCGTCGATGACGTAGTCGGCGAAGAGGGCAGGGACTTCGGTCGCCATCAGCTCGCCGATCTGGTTGGCGACCAGGCGCACCTCTTCCTCTGCGCCTTCGTCGGTGCGGGACTCGACGACGTGGCGGAGTGTGCGGATGTTGGCCGACCAGACCAGGACCGTGGCGAGACCCTCCGGGGCGAAGCGCCGCATGAAGCTGGTCTTGGCCTTCTTCTCGTGGAAGAGCACACCCGGTGCGTCGAGCTGAAAGTGGTCTGCCATCCATGCCTGGAAGTCCTCCAGCGCGGTGAGGACCTGCTGTCCGCGGCTGACCAGATCTGCATCGTTCTGCGCCCACTCGGGGTACCAGAACGGCAGGTCGGTCAGGCGTACGTAGCGCAGTGACTCCTGCGAGATCGCGACGCCCTGGCGGTGGCGCACCCACTCGTGGGTGAAGACGCGTGAGACGTTCTGGAGGACGAAGGTGTACTGGGCGTGTTCGAGGACGCTCCCATGACGGTGGGCCACGATGTTGCCGAGGTAGGCGTCAGGGTCGGTCCGGACGCGGGTGACGTTGGGGTTCAGCCCAGGTGCCCAGGAGCGGTAGCAGGTCCGGCCGGCAACCTCGACGAGGTCCTGGGTGTCGTTGTACTCGGTGCGCTGTGCGGTCCAGTCCTGGCCGCCGATCTCCGCGAGGTACCGGTCGAGTTCGTCGCGGTCCAGGTTCGGTCGGCTGATGATGCGGACGGTCGGGGTGACGGGTGTGGGCACGAGCTTTGCTCCGTGGTTCAGGCGGCCTTGCGGGTGATGGACGGGTTTGCTGCCCACTCCTCGATCGAGAGGCCGGGGTCGGTGCCTTCCTCCGCCCATTCGCAGGTGGTGCAGAGGCGGCCGGTGGTGGAGGCTCGTTGCTTGGGCGGGCGCTCGCCCCACTTGCAGGCGGCGATGCCTCGGGCTTTGACCTGCTCTTCTAGGTCGCGGATCCGCTGGGCGGTCTCCGGGAACCAGAAGGCGATCTCGTCGAGTTCGCCGGGCTTGGCGAAGGCTCCGCACAGGCACTCGCCGCTCATGTGGATGAGGTCGGAGACTTCGTTGCGAGGGACCTGGTGCAGTGCGCGGTATTCGCACATGTGGTCGTTGGTCCAGTGCACGATGGGCGAGGCCCAGACGATGCTGCCTTCGCGGTCGATCTCGTTGGCGTTGCGCCAGCGCCGGGAGGATTCGAAGACGCGCATGCCGGCGAGGAAGATCACGCGCTGCCGGAACGGGTTGGAGACGAACTGGTTGCGTACAGTGCGCAGGGCCCGTTCCTTGAGGCGGGTGTACATCATCTGGTGTCCGGCGGGGCCGGGGAAGCCCTTCCAGACGGGCTCGCCTTCGTGCTTGCCCTTGCTGGCGATGACCTCGCCGCGGACCAGTTCGTCGTAGCTGTGCGGCGGGTAGGCCTCGATCAGCGGGAGGTCCATGTCGGCGGCGGTGGTGCGGACGAATTCGCGGGTCTGCTCGATGCCGATGGTCGTGTTGACGTGGACGGCGTGAGTGATGCGGTCGCGGACCAGGTGAAGCATGGTGGTGGAGTCGTTGCCGCCCGAGAAGAGGGCGCAGACGGCGGTGACTTCCTTGCAGTCGGCCTCGGTCATCGCGATGGCCTGGTCGATGATTCGGTGCGAGCGCTCGATGGCCTCGTCGAGGGTAAGGGCGGCCAGCGCCTCGCCGTCGTCGTCCATCTTGGCTGGCGTTATTGCCATCTGAAGTTGTCTCCGGGAGGGGTTATGTGGCGAGGCAGCGGAACTGGTTGTGGAAGCCGGCGAGCTTGATCTGCACGTAGCGGCGGGTGTTCTTCGCGAAGTTGTAGGAGATGCAGTTCGCGTAGCCCCCGAAGTTGGGGGTGACGGACTGGATGTAGACGACGCGCTCGCCCTTGGAGTGCTTGTCCAGCCAGAGTTGGCCCTGGTCAACGGGCTGCATGCTTGGGGCCCTTCTTGGGGTTCTGGAGGATTTCGGCGGCGATGCTGAAGTTGAGGGCGGTGCCGGCGAGGAGGAGGAAGAGGGTGAGAGACCACTGGACGGCGCCGATGGTGACGAGCGCGAGGAGGGCTCCGGCACCGGCCGCGCATCCGTATCCGATGCAGGTCATGACGGCGGCGAGGATGCGTCGGAAGGTCAGGCTGCCCATCGTGTTGCCCTGCTTTCTCGGTCGTTCCGGCCGATGCGCCGGGTGAGTTCTCGGGAGACGACGGCTGCCTTTCGGTCGGCGCCGCTGTAGATGGCCTCGGTGAGCTTTCGGACGGCGTATGCCTTGCGGTATTCGGCGTCGGCTTCGAGGACGTCTTCGTCGGAGGCTGCTGCGGCTTTCTGGGCGGTGACGGACTTCTCGTTCTTCGCCTTGACCGAGGCCATCGCCTTGCAGCGTTCGAGGTGTGCCTCAGAGTCCTTCTCGTCGACTGCTGCTGCCGCTAGCTGTGTTCCGGCGTACTCGGCCCACCTGGTCAGCCCGACGAAGAGCTCCATCAGCTTGTCGTCGGTGAGTTCGGTCAGGTTGGCCGGCAGGTCCGGCATGTCGTCCTCGGGACGGCTTCTCAGCTTCAGTCCCCGCCGGCCGAGCTTCTGCGTCGTTCTCGCCGAGAGCTTGTCGTCGTCCTCGTCGAGGGGCTTCCTCGCCATCCGTCTCGGTCTCCTGCTGGTATGGCTTGCACTGCTTGCAGACGTCGCCAGAAACGCAGTCAGGGGCGGGGTCGCCGGCTGCGACACGCTCCTTGATGTCCCTGGCCGTCTCCAGCAGCGGAGCGATGATGTCGGGGTTGAACCGGACGACGAACTGCTTGACGTCCTGGTTGAATTTCGACTCGTAGACGTAGGTCATCCGGTCGACGTCGAGTCCGCGGGCCTGGGCCAGCCACAGGTAGATCTGGCCCTGGCGGATGTGGCTCGGGAAGGGGACCTTGATCGAGCCCCACATGGCTGGCAGGTCGACCATCTTGCTGCCGTCGGGGAGGGCGACCAGGTACTTCGAGAGCCGTTCGGGCTCCTCGAACCGGACTGTTCCCTCGCCGACCGTCTTGATCTCCAGCAGGCTCCGGGCCGGGGTGAGCATCCCGTCGCTATGGCCGACGATCAGGTGAGTGCCCTCAGCGGAGAGCGGGACTTCTGCGTATTCGAGGGCCGTGCTCTTGCAGTAGGTGCACTGCTTGGGGCTGATGTCCCACCACTTGTCGTAGCAGTGCAGGCACTCGAACATGCCCTCCAGCCAGCCGACGTCCCAGGCCCGGCGCTGCCACTTGCGGTGGCTCTCGTGTCCGGTGTCGAAGATGTTGAGGCTCTGGAAGCCGAAGGACTGCTTGTGGTGGACGCCCGTCGTGATGCGCAGGAAGGTGGCCTTGGGGCACCAGTCCGTCTTGACCATCTCGGACGGGTGGATGATGTCCTGCCGGCGGGAGTTGTCGGCCTTGTTCTTCTCGACGATGTGAGTGCGGACGGTGCCGAGGAAGTTCTCCTCGCCGGCCCCGCGCTTCTCGCTGAGGAAGTCGGAAAGGGAGCTGGGTATCGGTGCCCGGCGCTTTACGACTCGGGGAGCCTTTCGCTTGGGGGCTGCCATGGCCACATCTCCGGTTTCTTCGCGTTCCTGTACTGCTTGCGGAGCTTGGCTCGGTCGTTGGGGAGCATTCCGCCCCAGACGCCGTAGCGCTCGCAGTTCTTCATGGCCCAGTTCAGGCAGCGCTGGCGCATCGGGCAGATAATTCCGTCGGTGTCGCCGTTGCAGATGGCTGCCGCTTCCCGCATTTCGTCGAACCAGGGGTCGGCGTCACGGGAGGGCGTCTGGAATTTGCGGCACTTGGCTTCGTATTCGGAGTCGTCTCCGCCGGTCCAGTCTGGTGCCGAGCATCGGGAGTAGAGGGCCACTAGGTCTCCAGGATGGTGTCGAAAGTTTCCTGGGAGAGCACCATCCAGTTCCTCCCTCCCATCTCGATGACGAAGACCATTTCTCTCCCGGATAGAAGCGCGTTGCGCTCAGCGAGCTTCAGGTCGTCGAGCTTGAGCGTGTACTGGCTCTTCTCGGTGGTCTTGGCTTCGAAGCTGAATTCGTCGTTGCGGACGTCGTTCTTGTGGATCCAGCCGTTGCCCGAGCCGGGACTTACTTTGCCGTCGTATTTCGTGGCGAGTCCCTTTTCCTGCTTCTGGGATCGCCTAAGGCCTCGGTTCGTCACCTGAGACCCTCGCTCGGATCACGCTCAGGAGCTGGTCGATCTCGTCGGACTTCCGCTTGAGAAAGCGGCTAGCCCGCCAGGAGACGAACACGATGTAGACGGCTTCGGCGAACGCGATGCCGGCCAGTGCGCCCGTCACGCGGCCACCGCCTCTTCGTTGGAGGTGAAGGCGGCGCGCAGGACTGCTGCGGCGACGTCGTCCTGGAGGTCGAGTTCACCGCGCAGGGCGTCGATGATCGCGTCCTTGGTGTCCCAGGTGCGGTCGGCGAAGTCGAAGTAGCGCCCTCGCCGGCGGATGACGTCGTAGTAGACGCCCCACGTCATCAGGTCACGGACAGCGTCCCAGGAGCCAGCAGTGATGCCGCGGGAGGGAGCGTCGCTCCAGTAGAAGTGGGTCTCGGCGGTCTTCTGGGGGCCGGCGCTCTTGTGCTTGATCGTCTTGAACTTCATGGCCTGGCCGACGCGGGCCTTGCCCTTGCCGGGGGTCGCCTCGTCGAGGTACTCGGCGCGGGAGACTTCCAGGCGGGTCCAGTAGGCGAAGTTCTTGCCCAATCCACCAGGCGTTGTCTTGGGGGTGCCTTGCGGGCTGAAGGCGCCGACCTTCTCGCGCCATTGGTTGATGACGATGCCCATGACCGCGCGCTCCTCGGTGAGGTGGCTGCGCTTCGTGGCTTTGCCGGCCTTGCGGTAGAACTTGTTGGTGACCTTCGCGCCGACCGAGACGGTCAGCTCGTCCATGGCCTTGGCGTCCTCTTCCGCGGGGATGAGGGCCGGGTAGGAGTCGAGGACGATGGCGTCGACTGCGCGGGAGGCGGCGAATTCGAGCATGACCTCGTACGCCTCTTCCATCGCCCGGATCTCGGCGACGACGACTTGGTCGGTGTCGACGCCGAGCTGCTGGGCCCACTCCTTGTCGTAGTCCTGGGCCGCGATCCACAGCGTGGAGAACTCGGGGTTCTTGGCCTGCTGGTGGGCGATGGCCTTGTGGACGACGGTGGTCTTGCCGCTGCTCTCGTAGCCGATGATCTCGGTCCACTTGTTCGCCGGGAAGCCCCCGCCCAGGATGATGTCGAGCGGCAGATTGCCGCTGGCGATCGGCGGTACGTGCCGCATCTGGGAGGCCATGATCATGGCCTCGGGCCCGAAGCGTTTGTTGAGCTGGGCCATGAGTGCGAGTGCCTCCGCTGTCGGCGCCACACCTACCCCCTTACTTGTTGTACAAGTTGTTCCTCAACTTGTCGTTCAAGAGGAGATTAGGTGTCGGTGCACGCCGGAGCCAGGGAGTCGAGTTGCTCATGACGATCACGGATTGGTCACGAGTTCAGCCCACGAAAAAGGCCCCCGACCGTGTGGTCGGGGGCCTCTGCGTCATCCGGTCATGCTGCTGCCGTGATATGGGTGGCAAGCCTGTAGACGACCGCACCCGTACCGAGGTGAACCAGGCACTTCACCCAGCCATCCTCGACAGCCTGGGCCAGCACGGAGCCGGCCAGCATTTCATCAACGATCTCCTCGCCCGACGCAGGAATCCGGACTCCCCAGCCCTCTGCCATCACGATGACGCTCCACGCTCCCCCGGACGCCGCAAGGCGCACCTCTCGCACATAGAGGGACTAACCGGGGCACACCCGGCAGTCAACGTCCGCTCACTGAGCATGCGTTCCCAGACGCATAGCTGTCAACTAAAGTAGGCAGTAGATCAACTCACAGGATCTGCCACCCCCCAGAAAAGGTCCTCCTCATGGCGACGAATCGGACAATAAGTGACACGACATCAGGGAGAGCGAGTCTCGGCCGGTGAGACCCGGCATGTCCGTAGCCGCGAAGCTCAAGGGGCTGATGGACCGCCGCCGACTCACGCCTCGCCCCTTGTCTGCGGCCATCGACCAGGTTCCGGAAGTCAAGTCTGTCTCCCACGCGTTGATCTCCGGCATGCTCAACGGCTCCAAGCCGAACCCCACGACGGAGACGATCCTGTCGCTGGGCGCGGTACTGGAGGCCCCTCCGGCGTACCTGCTGCCTCACGAGAGCTACGACGACCTAGACGCGCTGATCGCTTTCGAGGACCCGGCCACCCGCCGCGTCGCTCGCCTCCTCGCGGGTCTGCCCGCAGCCGAGGTGGAAAACGTGATTGCGGACCTTCAGCGCCGACGTGACGATCTTGGCCTGAGTCCGATCACGTTCGCGGAGGACACCAGCATGCAGTCCAAGCCGGCGAAACGTCGTAGCGTAGACGAGGCTGCGCAATATGCGGCCGATGCACTGGAAGGGTAACCGTTGTATAGCGCCATATGGTGGGCTTGCACCGTTGTAGGTCTATTTGTCACCACGCTGTGCGTTCGGAGGGCGCGCAGGCAGCCGAGAGTCTTCACCTGGTCGATCGCGGCGGCCTTCGGCATCTGCACGCTCGGCGTGTTCTTCGCGGTGCCGGCCGTGGAATCACTCGCCACGGACATCACGGGTGTGCCCAACGTCGCGAAGCTCGTCGCCCACTTCTGTGCGATCCTCTGGTGCGCGAGCCTTCAGATCACGATGGTGGACTTGGCCTATCGCCAGGACTATCTCCGCACCGCGCTGATTCAGCGCAGCTTCGCCGCCCTCGTCTGGCTCTGCATCATGGTCCCGCTCTTCCTTGCGACCAACGGCCGCGACGTCGAGTTCACGACCGAACACGTCGACAATCCTCGAATCGCTTCCTACCTCCTGATCTACCTCGCGTACGTCCTCATCACATGCGCCGAGCTCGCGTTCATGTGTGGGCGTACCGCGCAACGCAACTGGGGAACGCGGCCCTGGACGGGCTGGGGCTTCGCCATGTCGTCCGTCGCCGCCGCCCTCGGGGTTGCGTACACGATCAGCAAGGGCTCGTACGTCCTGCTCTACACGCTCGGCCACCCCTGGTCGCTGGCCGTCGAGCAGAAGATGAGTCCGGCCTTCTCCGGCCTGGCTACGATCTTCCTCTTCGCCGGCCTGACGTTGCCCATGCTCGGCGGCGCCCTGCGACGCTGGCGCGGGCACGAGGGTGCAAGGCAGGAAGAGGAGTCCGTCTCTGCATGACAAGGGGGGCCACCCATCGGGTGGCCCCCCTTGTTCGTTCTCGTCAACCGGCGACCAGGTCGACGATCTCGCACGCACCTGCTGTGCAGGCCAGTTCCTGGCTGCCGGTCGTACTGTCCTCGGTCTCCCAGAACGGCAGGTCTTCCCAGTGGATTTCTGCTGGCATGCGGGCCAGCAGCTCCTCGTACGCCTGCCGCGAACAATCCTCGTAGGGAGCCTGCTGGTAGGTGTGATCACTGTGGGGCAGGAAGCTCACGCCGCTGATCTCGTCGAGGTGGTCCCACACCCACTCACCGACCTCGTCCCACTCCTCGTCGCGCACCGAGATGGTCACCGAGGGCTTGTGGTCGCACCAATGCCGCTGAACGTCCAGCCAGAGCTTGAGGTGGTCGACGGCGGTGATCTGGTCACGGGTGATCGCGCCGGCCGGCGCCTTGATCGGGAAGGAGAAGACGTTGTTCGTCGGGGCCATGACGTCGTCCTCACACGGCACACCGTACGTCTGCATGAGCTGGCTGAGCGGGTCCTTCTTGTCAGCCCGGACGCGCCGTATGTAGTGCTCACTGTGCCAGGTGTGCAGGCCCGAGGAGACTCCGACGAGCTGGCTGACGGTGCCGCTGGGCTTGACGCACGTGATCGCGTGCGAGTGGCCGATACCCAGCTCGTCGGCATAGTCGACGTTGACCGCGGCTGCCAGTTCGCGCAGGTCGTCGAGGAGCGCGTTGCGCTTGTCAGCCGGCTGGGTGACCAGGAGGTCGGAGCCGAAGAAGCCGGTGAGCGAGACGCCCAGAAGGCGCTCTTCCTCGGCGTTGCGGCGCCACTCCTCCCGCAGGAAGGGGTAGTCCGTCAGCGTGCTCTGCCAGGTCCCCAGGATCGTCGCCAATTCCACCTTGCGGGCGAGTGTGTCCTCGGTGTCGTCCTCGCGGACCACGACCTCGGAGAGGTTGCAGAAGCTGAACGGACGCAAAATGATCTCGCTGCACGGGTTTGTCCCGTACACGACACTTGCGTCACGTCGTCCGTACTTGGCTGCCTGGCGCTGCGCCGCCCCGCGGTGGAAGATGCCGCGCTCACCGGAGCCAGAGGCGACAAGGTTGGCCCACTCAAGGTCGAACGCTTCGCGGGTCATGTCGTCGTGGTAAACGGCGCTGTTGTTCGCGAGAGCCCGGTACGGGTGGTCCTTCCACCACTCCCCCGACTTCGCGCCGGCCATCTCCTGGTCGTCGAGGTCGGACAGCGAGATCATCGCGCTACGCCGTACGCCGCCGACCACGATCACGGATGCGATCTTGCAGGCGAGGTCGTGGGCCTCGATCGGCTTCAGCCGGCGACCCGAGGCGCCCTTGAGCAGGTCGATGGTGAAGGTGAACAGGTCCATCAGCGGTTCGGGACCGCTGGCCCGCCCGCCGAAGGTGCGCAGCCGCGCGCCGGCCGGCCGTACCCGCGTGACGTCGATCGACGGGACGACGCCGTCCATCCAGACCAGTTCGAGCAGGCTGAGGAAGGCCTCCGCCCAGCCGAGCTTGCTGTCCTCCACGTCGAGGTAGAGGGTCGGGTGCTCGTTGATTTCGCTGTGCACGGGCGGCAACTGGTCGACGTACTGGCCTTCGACTGAGAAGCCCACTCCGGTGCCGTTCATGAGGATGTAGAGCAGCTCGGCGAAGGCCCGGAGGTCCTGGAGAGGAAGGTACGAGCAGTTGAACCCCGCGATGTTCGAGAGTTCCAGGGCCTTGCCGGCCGTCATGACCGCGCGCATGCTCGGCATGACGTCGTGCTGGAGCACGGCGTGCCGCATGGCGTAGAGCAGGTCCTTGTCCGGGCGGTAGTCGAACTTCTCGGCCAGGTGCTCGGTCATGAACGTGAAGTACCGGTCGACGGTCTCCGCCCAGGTTTCCCGGCGCTCGTGTTCCTCCAGGTAGCGCGCGTATCGGGACAGGGCGATGTAGTTCCGGTACGGGTCCTGGATGGTTCCGTCCGGATTCAGGATGGTGCTCACATACTCTCCGGTTATCCGATGCGGCCGACGACTTGCATTGAGAAGCCGCCGCTTTTGTTTGCCGCCGTCTGTCGCGCGGGGGTCGCCTTGCCCTCCGACTTGACCGAGATCCCGGAGGTGCTGTGGAGCTTGGGGAATCCGCACTCGTAGCAGCGTTTTCCGGCACGGGGTTCCGTCGGGGCAGCGAAGTAGTTGCTGCCGCCGCACTCCGGGCACATTTCTGCGTCCCTGGCGTGTGCGGCCTGACGGGGTGGCGGGGCGGGCTGCTGGTGCTGCTGCGGGTACTGGTAGGCCGACTGTTGGTATGGGGGTGCCGGCGGCTGATACATCGGCGCAGGAGGCTGGTAAGCCGGGGCCGCAGGGGTGCCGAGGTGCTTGCTCCAGAAGTTGCTCACTACACCACTCCGCTTTGGATGAGTCCCTTGTCCATGAGGTTGGCCATCACGGCGATGACGGAGGCGGTCAGAATTGCCTGATAGTCCGTGCGGAACGCCGAATGCTCAGCCGGGTCGTCTTCCAAATCAGAGGTGTCCAGAATACCCCCGAAAAGGACGTCGGTGGTGAGCGCTCCGTAGACCGCCAAGAGCGGCATCAAGGGCTCAACTGCCGCAAGTCGCTCGGCGGATTCGAGTTGCTCCATTTCGAGAACGTCGCTGCTGCGTCCCACCTGGCCGACCTTGACGAACAGGTCATTGTCGGCGCGGCCGGCATTGAGGTCCTGAGCCAATTCGGCCTTGAGGACCTCGAAGGGTATTACTCTCATTGCTCAATCCTTGGCGTCAGACCAGCGGTCGCAGACGACCACGTCGGCGGTGAGGGGGACGTTGATGAGGTGCTGGATTCCCTCGCCGATCATCGACTCCTGGAGGATTTTGGAGCCGACGTCAACAAGGCCGTCCGGGCAGATGACGACCAGTTCGTCGTGGACGGTGAGGGAGAGCTTGATGCCGTCGTGGCCGCTCTCCTTGATGGCCTTGTGCAGGCGGATCATGGCGAGCTTGATCAGGTCGGCCGAGGAGCCCTGAATGAGGCTGTTGACTGCCCGACGCTCGCCCTTGGAGCGGAGCCAGCCCAGCTTGGAGACGATCTCCGGCAGCCGGCGCTTGCGGCCGAGCAGCGTGGTGAGGTCGTGCGTGTCGCGCTTGCGAACTGTGTTGACGACCGACCGCTTGAACTCGTAGATCTCCGGGAACTGCTCCTCGTGAACGCCCATGATGCGCTCGGCTTCGCGCACCGTGATGCCAGCCATGGCGGCGACGGTCTCGGGTCCCGCCCCGTACACGATTGCGAAGTTGAGGCCCTTGGCGACCTGGCGCATCTCCTTGGTGACGTCGTCCCAGGAGACGCCGAACACGAGGGCGGCGGTGGCTGTGTGGGCGTCCACGCCGGCCAGGAAGCCTTCGTAGAGGGCGCCGCGGCCGAGGTAGTGGGCGAGGACGCGCAGCTCGATCTGGCCCCAGTCGGCGACCAGGAGCTTGTGCCCCTTGGGTGCGATGAACAAGGACCGGATCTTGGTGCCCAGTTCGGTGCCCGGCCGGGGAACGTTCTGGAGATTGGGCGCGGAGCAGGAGAAGCGGCCGGTGCGGGCGCCGTACTGCTTGAAGATGGGGTGGATGCGCCCGTTGAAGATGCGCCGGGGCTGGTCTGCCTTGCCGAGGTAGCCGTAGACGTACGTGGAGAGGAGCTTGTCGACCTCGGCGTGCTCCAGGAGGATCCGGCAGACCTCGTTCTCCGGGTAAGCCTCCAGGGTCTCCGCGTCGGTGCTCCAGTCCCGGAAGTCGACCTTCTCGCCGTTGCGCTTTTTGTTCTTGCCGCCGTCGGTGAGCTTGATGGGCTTGAGGCCCTGGCCGCCCTTGGACTTGGGCAGGAAGAGGACGTCTTGGCGCTGTTGCGGGGAGCCGACGTTGAAAACCTTGCCGGCGGCCCGGAAGAGCCGGGTCTTGATCTCCTCCAGCGCGATGACGAGTTCGTGTTCCAGCTCCAGGAGCCGGTCCTCGTCGATGCAGGCCCCGGTGGGGTGCATGTCGAGCAGTACTTCGGTGACGCCGAGTTCGAGCGCCATGATGCGGGAGAGGTCCTGCTCGACCAGGTCGCCGCACATCGCCCGCCACAGCAGCCAGGTGTACTTGGCGTCCAGGTAGGCGTAGCGGGCCACCGTGCTGAAGCCGTGCTTCTCGACGGCCTTGCCGACGTTCTCGGTGTCGTACTTGTGCTTGTAGCGCTTCTCGACGAGGGTTTTCAGGCCGTTGAGGCGGTTCTCGTCGAGCAGCCAACTGCCGACCAGAGTGCAGCCGTAGGGCTTGGGCGGGATACGGCCGCCGTAGTACTTGGCGAGGCTGCCGAGGTCGAACGTCGCGCTGTGGGCGACCTTTCGCCGGCTGGAGAAGATCAGCGGTTCGAGGGCCTTGAAGACCTGGCTGGGGCGGAGCTGCTTGGGCGGTGCGCTCCACACGGCGGGGACGGTCTCCCGTTCCCCGGTCTGCTTGTTCTTGCGCCAGGTGCCCTTGGATATCAGGTGGTCGCCGTTGGGGTGGCCCATGGGGATGACCACCGCGCGGCCGTAGGTGGCGAGGGCGATCCACAGGATCTCGTTGGCGACGGGCACGCCGCGGTGGTCGCCGACGGTCTCGATGTCGATGACGAACTCGTCGTACCGCGAGAAGTACGCGACAGCCTCTTCCAGGTCTGCCATCGTCAGGATGACGTCGCGCACGTCTCGTGGTCCTTCCGTATCAGGCTGCGATCTGGAGTCGTTCGGTGAGCAGGAGCTCGATGAGGATCAGGCGGTAGGCGGAGTAGGCCTGGAGAGGTACGACGCCGTTGCCGATCTTGTGGAGTTGCTGGGAGCGGCTGAGCTTCGGGACGGTCGTCACGCGGCCGGGGATGCCCATCAGCCACTCGGCGAAGGCCGAGGTCAGGCGGCGTCCGCCTCTGGGCCCAATCTCGGTCGGGTACGGGGCCGGGACGCCGATGATGCATTCCCATCGGTGGATGGCCGGCCAGTACTCTCCCCACCACTCGGGAGGAGAGTGACGACGGTGCGCAGGTTCATCCCCCCAGTCGAGCTGGGGGCGCGTCCCGCTCCGCCCATGCCGTCGCGAGCCGTGGGCGTCGGCAGTAGGTGCCTCACCGCGTCCGTCAGTGTCGGGTTCGCTCGCGTTCCCGTGTACGGACTCCCGTCCGCGCTCCAGCTCGCCGACGATCGGCAATCCGCCGCCAAGGGTGTCGGCAGGAGGTGCGTCACCGCCCCCGGCAACGAGGTGTAGTTTCCGCTGCTGTCGCGCTGGTTCGGTCCGCCCTTGGGCCCGTCGCTGGCTCTCGGTGTCGGCAGGAGCTTCACTGCCATCCCCAGGGGCATTCCCTGACCGTTCCCGTTGATCTTCTTGGCCAGGTTCCGCTGCCGGCGTGCCTCCCACGAGGCGTAGGACTCCCCATCGTTGGGGTTCGAGGCGGTCGGGGTCGGCAGCATCTTCGCCGGCAGAGGCTCGGCCGGCAGAAGCAGCGCTACCTCGCTCAGCGGCCGGCTCATCTTCCCGTGCTGGCTGCCTGTGCCCGCCTTCCAGTCCCGCGCCAGGGGCGTCGGCAGTAGGGAAGGCGACGCAGAACCACCTGTCTCGGTGGTGGGCTGCTCCAACTTCGGAAGCTCGAAAGCACATCCACCGCGCGTCGTACCCGATCGCGGCCAGGTCCCCGAGTACTCGGTCGAGTCCTCGTCGAGCGATGGCGCTGACGTTCTCCAGGAAGACGAGGCGGGGTCGAAGTACGCGAATGGCGTCTGCGACGTTGCGCCAGATGCCCGACTTCTCGCCATCGATTCCCTTCCTGTGGCCGGCGTTGGAGATGTCCTGGCACGGGAATCCCGCGCAGACGATGTCGACCTGGCCGAGCAGTTCGGTCCAGTCGATGCAGGTGATGTCCCCGAGGTTGGGGATCTCTGGGTGGTGGTGCGCGAGGATCTGGGCGGCGTAGGGGTCGACTTCTGCCACGTAGGCGACGGGCTCGCCCGTGAGTTCCTCTACTGCGATTTCCAGGCCGCCGAATCCCGCGCACAGGCCGAGGATCGGCATGCGTTTCCTTCGCGAGGGGTGGCCGCTCCCCACCCGGAGGAGAGGGGGTACGGGTGGGGAGCGGCCGGTCGGGTGGTCTAGTCGTCGTCCTCGTCGTCGTCCACGCCGTTGAGGACCTTCTGTACGGCGGCCTCCAGCTCGGCGCGGGTGCAGTGGCGCTCCCAGGCGTCGGAATAGAGGGACTTGGACAGTCGCTCGTAGTCCTCGTCGGTGAGCTCGTCGGCGTCCCAGTCGGACTCGACGTCGCGGGCCTTGACTGCCTCGACGTGGTACTCGGTCTTGGTGCCCTTGCCGGTCTTGTGGACGGCGATGTAGAGCTGCGGGGAGGTGAGGTCGCCGACGTTGTCCTTGCCGACCTTCTTGGGGTCCTTGGCGATGGCCTGGAGGGTTCGGGCAGCACGGATGCCGACCTCCCAGACCTTGTGGGCCCACTTCTCGTCGTCCTCGTCCCAGACGGCCACGTTGAAGGTGGCGACCTTGCGGCCGTAGTGGTCGAGGTCGTCGCAGAGCGGGCAGTCGTCGGCCGGCGCGAGTCCTCGGAAGGAGCGCTTGCCGGAGGTGATCTCGCGGACGTAGTGGTACTCGTAGCTGTCGAACGGCTCGGGCTCCAGCAGCCGGATGAGCTGGGGATCCTTGGTGATCTCCAGGCGCATCTCGTTCTTGGCCTCGAAGTCCTGTCCGCCGCTGCCGGCGACCGAGTCGAAGGCGTCCCAGCCGGATGCCGCACCCTGCTTGCGGGCGGAGTTGGTGCGCTCCCTGCCCTTGCGGGGGGTCTCGTCGTCGTCCTCGTCGAAGGCGTCGCGGCCCTGAGCCTTTCGGCCGCGTCGCGTCTTCGGGGCGTCGTCCTCGTCGAGCGCGCCTCGCCGGCTGCGTCCCGGCCGGCGGGAGGTCGTCTCCTCCTCGTCGAAGATGTCGTCGATGGTGCCTCGGGCCATATCAGTCCTCGTCGTCGGTGATGGCGGGGTGGACGTGCGCGAAGGAGTTGTCCTCGGTGGTGAGGTCGGCCGCCATCTGTCTCTCTCGCGCGAGCAGTTCGTCGATGGCGTCGTCCAGGACCCGCGGATCGGTCGACTTGACCGTGGCGGTCACCTCGATGTGCTCGTAGGAGCCGAGGTTGAAGCGTTCCGTGACCGTCTTCGTGTACTCCAGAACAGGCTTCACGCCGCCGTCTCCTTCTGCCTGAGCTGCTCGAATGCGTCCTTGACCCGCTGAGTGAAGTTCGTGTCGGTGATGCGGATGCCGCGGGGGTCGCCGTCGAACAGACCCTCCTCGTGCGCGATGCGGACGATGACCTCGATCTGCTCGCGGGTGTAGAGGCGGCGGTTGCCGTTGGCGGTCTTGCCGCTGATGACGTAGGTGGCCTTCGGGATGACCCCGTTCGCCTCCCACTTGCGCATCGTCACGGCATCGCGGTGCAGGGCCTTGGCGAGGTCGCCGATGCCGAAGAACTCGCGGTATCCGCCACCGAAGGGTTTGACCTGGGGCTTGGCGTCCCAGCGGTCGTGGTCGACGTAGGTGTCCTGGTGGGCGGCCTGGACGTCGTTCTGGGTGCGTACCGGCCGCCGGGAGATACGGCGGGTGGAGCCGGGGTAGAACTGCGTCGGCGGAGGGCCGGCGATGGTGGCGAACTCGCTGTCCCAGTCCCTCATGCGTCCACCCGCTTGAACCGGAAGCCTTCCTTCTCCGGGAAGATCCGCTCCATGTGCTCGTCCGTCAGGAGACCCTCCTGGTAGAGGACGTAGGCCTCCTGGGGGTCGAACTGGCGGACCATGGGGAAGAGCCGCTCGTAGACGACGGCGTCGGCTCCGTTGTCGGCAGCTTCGGTGTCGAGAACGCGGGCGATGTCCTCGGCTTCGTCCTCGTTCAGGCCCTGGGTTGTGTACCGCTCCAGCTTCATGCCCTTGAAGGGCTTCTCGCCGACTCGAAGGGGGCGCGGCAGCTCGATGATGTAGCTGCCCTTCTCGTCCTGGATCCCGACCTCTCGCAGGTCCGCAGTCATGTCGTCGCGGAGCTTGTTGAGCAGCGTGGTCTGGGTGTCGACGCGGTGCCTGATCAGAGCCCACTGGGCGGCCTTGCGTTCGAATGCGGATTCCGGCGTGTTCGCGGTCAGAACCGACTCTGCCGGGGCGTCTGAGAAATCCACGCCAGTCTCCTCAAGTACGAGTAGGGAACAGTCGCCAGGGCGGCTGACTGCGCGGTAACGCGGACCGCCGCAGTTCGGAGGCTCGCCCTGGCGACTGATCACAGACTAACACTCTTGTGGAACAAGTTGAAGGACAAGTTGTGGATCTAGTTGTTGGGCAGCAGAGAGCCCCGGTGGCACGTACGTCCACCGGGGCTCTTTGGTGACTCAGGCGTTCAGCGACTCCATCTGCTCGATCCGCTCGTCCGCCTCCAGCTTGGCCTTCTGCGCCGCCTCCCACTTCTCCTTGATCTTCGGGAACTCCTCCCGCATGATCTGCCGGCAGCGCTCGACCGTGGGCACCTCACCCTCCCCCATCTCAGTCACCAGCGCCTTATGCCAGGCAGCGGCCGGGTGGTCGTCGTAGCTCTTGCCGTCGTCCAGCCACTTCCAGATGAACTCTCGCGCGGTCGGCCGCAGCCTGGACTCCCGCCGGCCTCGCGGCTTGCTGGCGCGGGCCTCCTGAGCCACGTCCTGCGCCATGAACTCTGCGAGCAGCTCCTCAAGGGTGCGCTCGATGCCGTCAACTCGGTCGCCCTCGATCGCCGGCTCGGCGACCTCGGCGGCGCGCTCCCGAGCGGTGTGGACCTGACGCATCAGCCACGGGGCCAGCTCGCCCCACATCAGCAACAGAGTGGGCATGACGGCATCGAAGGCCGCCTCTCCGTAGGCCTCGCGCATGAAGGCATCGCCGCAGTTGAGGGCGTAAGTCATGACGCCGATGAGCAGCAGCCACAGGCGGGGCTTGCGCAGCTCGCGGTTCGTCCAGCCGCGCAGGGCCAGGTACTGCTGGCCGACCATGAGGGCGAGGTAGCTGATGGTGACGGCTGGCGCGGTGAGTGGCTGGACCTCGGCGGGCACGCCGAGCCGGGCCGCGAGAGCCCAGACGTTGCCGAAGTCGAAGGCGAAGGCGAGGAGGATGGCGGCGACGGCGCCGGTCATGACGAAGGCGACGGTGAAGCGCTCACCGGGGATGCGGGCGTTGTGGTCGATGGGGGCCTTCGGTCGCCGCTTGCGGATAGGGTTTCTCATGGGAGTCACGGCTCCTGTTTCCGACGGCTCTGGGTGCGCGCCCAGGGCCGTCTTTTCGTGTCGGTGTACGAATGTCCACGAGGGCTAAGAACCTGTCAGCCCTTACAGACCTTACAGAACTGCCAGGCCGGTACGCTACCGACATGGCGAGGATCGAGACCGTTGGTGTGCAGCAGGCGCGCGACAAGCTGCGAGACCACATCGACGCTGCGGTGCAGGATGACCAGATCACGGTCATCACGAGGCACGGGAAGCAAGTGGCCGTCCTGGTGCCGGCCGGGTGGTACCAGCGGGCTCAGGCTGCCCTGGATGCTCAGGCAGCCGGCGAGAGCTGACGCAGGGAGCGTTCAAGGTTCTCCCTGAGGCTCTCGACGTCGTTGACGACCTTGCCGTCGGCGTCGGCTCCGCGGCCGTCCAAGATGGCGGCAGCGGTTCTGGTCTTGAACTGCCGGCGCTGGCTGCGCCGCTCCTCGACGGTGCCGGCCGCCATGAAGTCGATCACCTGGACGACGTCGTGCTGACTGGAGGCGCGCACGTGCCGGGTGTCCTGCTGGTCCTGGGCGCCCGCGCTGTCCCTCTGGTCGTAGTTGATGAGGATGCGGGCTTCCGGCAGGTCGAGTCCGTACCCTCCGGCACCTGAAGCCAGGAAGAGTCGTACGTCCTTCTCGTAGGAGAACAGCGCCTTGGCTTCCGCCTTCTTGAGCGCGCTGTGGTCTCCCGTGAAGGACACCGATCGGTACTGGGGCATCGCCTCGGCGACGAGCTTGAGCATGCCCTTGAAGAACGAGAAGACCACGATCTTCAGCTCCGGGTCCAGCATCAATTCCTTCCGCAGAAGGCGGGTGAGTTCCTCCAGCTTGGGCGAGTGGTCCAGGCCGTCGAGGGCCCCGGATTCCACCAGCGACAGGCAGTACCGGCTGCCTCCCTTGCCGGCCAGGTAGCGCTTGGCGCTGTCGCGGATCAGGCCCGGATGGTTCACCAGCATGTGGAGGGCCAGGAGCCGTCCCATCACGCGCCCCTGGGCGGTGTCCTCGGTCGGCTTGGCCTTGCCCGAGTAGAGCGCGGCTAGGTCGATGCTGCCGGAGCCGTGGCCCGCCGCCTTGGACAGCTCGAACAGGGTGTCCTTGGCGATGCGGCGGTAGACCCTTGCGGTGTCCCGGTCGAGGTCGACGAGCCGGCTGCTGTGCTCGACCCGCGGCATGTACTTCGCGACCTCGGGGTCTTCTCGCGTCTTGCGGACCATCGCGGTGGCGACCTTCTGATGCAGAAGGGGAAGGTTCTTGTACGCGACGGGGAAGCCGGCCCTCCCCTTCCCCTTGCTGCGGACGATGAAGGCCGGGTCGAAGTACTCCCAGGGCCCCAGAACTTCCGGGTCGACCCACTGGAAGATGGAGAACAGTTCCTCCGGGTTGCCGTTGTCCATCACCGTTCCGGTCAGGCCGATGCGGTGATCGGACTTGATCCGCTTGATCTTCCGGGTGCGCTCGGCTTGGAAGGTCTTGATCAGGGACGCCTCGTCGGCGACGACGATGCCGGGCTTGATCTTTCGCACCTCGGTCCAGTCGTGCACGAGGTTCTCGTACGCGGTGACGACGTAGTCCGGCTGGTGTTCGTGGATGAAGGCGAACTGCTTCCTCTTCTGTTCCGGTGTTCCGTCGATGACCGTGCAGTGGTGGTCGGCCGGCACAACGATGTGGGCCTTGCCGACCTTCCTCTGCTTGGTGTCGACGTCGGTGAACTGGGCGATGCGCTCGGCCCACTGCCACTTCAGCGCGGCCGGCACGACGACCATGCAGGTGATGTGCTTGTCGCTGTCCATAAGCATCTCGGCCGCGGCGATGGCCATGACGGTCTTGCCGGTGCCCATCCCGTACGCGGCGAGCATGGAGCCGCGCTCGACGATGCGGTCGACGTCGTCGGCCTGGTAGGGGTGAAGGACTCCGGTGAACATCAGCGCCTCCCGAAGGCCGACAGACGGCGCATCATCGGGTGGTAGGCGCCCTCGTACGCGGCCCGGTTCTGCTCGGGCGTCATCTCGCCGGGGTCCTTCACGGCCAGGTCGCCGTAGTCGAAGTAGCGCACGAGCAGGCCGGTGCCGTGGAAGTGGTCGAAGACCTTCCTGCGCTCGCGCTTGCCGTCGTGGTCGTTGTCGTGTGCGTCGACCAGTCGGCTGAGTCGGCCGCCGAGGATACGGAACTGCCTTGGGGTGAGGATGGCACCGTAGGCGGCGAGCCCGCCGGCTATGCCGGCCGTCCACAGCACGGCGGTGTCGATGGGTGACTCGACGAGGACGCCTTCCTCCCCGTCGAGGGCCTGAAGGCCGAAGAGCGAGTCGCCCTTCTGCATGCCCTCGGGGTAGTTCAGGAAGTGACCCTTCCCCTTCTCCTGCCACCCCAGAAGCCTTCCGTTCTCGTCACGGACCGGGAAGATCCAGTACTTGCGCTTGGGGTCCCACAGGATCTCGAAGCGGCGGGCGGCTTCGGCCGTGATGCCCTTGGAGGCGAGGACCTTGGCCGGCGGCTCGGTGAAGAGCGCCAGGTGCGACTCGGTGACCTCTTCCGTCTCCCGCTTCCGGGTGTAGGTCTCGCCTGCCAGGAGGCGCACGGCACGGTCGATGACGCCCTGCTCGCTCACCCACTGTGATGCGTCTTCTGCTCCCTCTCCGCGGATCTCCTCGGCGAGGCGGACGAAGGGACCTCGGAAGTCACAGGAGAAGCAGAGGAAGACTCCGGTGTCCTTGTGCACGTAGCAGGAAGGGTTCCGGTCTTCTCTTCCCTTCCGGCGCAGGTGTGCCGGGCAGGGGATGCGCCAGTTCTCCGAGTCTTCCCCCACGATCTCGATGCCCAGCTTCCCCAGCGCCGAGAGGACGTCGCCGGGGATGGGGGCGTCGAAGAGGTCCTCGCTACCAGCCCGCGTACGCCGGGACATCGTCCTCCACCTCCTCGCCGAAGGGGTCGCCGTCCTGCTCGATCAGGGAGCCGGACTCCCAGTCGAGCTTCACGAACCACTCCGCCTTGGGGACGTTGCGGCCGGCCAGGACCTTGAGCTTGTAGAACATCGGATCGTCGGTCTGCTCGACACCGAGGGCAAGGGTGGCGTCCTGGGCAAACGCCGAGGTGTAGCCCATGGAGCCGGAGTTCAGGCCGTTGGAGCCGAGCTTGCTGCGCAGGGCCTGGGTGGTGACGACGAAGGGGAGACCGTTGCGGGCCGCCATGCGCTTGATGCCGCGGCTGATGTTGGTCATGGCCAGCGGGGTCTGCTGCTCGCCGGAGATCGAGTCGACGAAGAAGTACGCGCCGTCGATGATGACCGCGTCGGGTTTGTACTCGTCGATCTTGGCCTGGACGTTGTCAAGGGTCATCCGGGCGGAAGGATCCTCGGCGATGATGTAGTCGCCCATTCCCTCCAGCTTCCGCATGGCCTTCTCCAGGCGCTTCCACTCCAGCTCGTTGAGTTCGCCGGCTCGGAGCTTGCGCTGGCTGATGCCGGCGAGGAAGGAATCCAGGCGCTCGGAGATCTCCATGGCGGACATCTCGAAGGAGAAGAGCAGCGGTCGGGCGCCGACGGCGTGCATGGCGCGGGTGATCGCCAGGAGTGTCGTGGTCTTGTTGGACTTCTCCAGACCGGTGAGGGTGACCATCTGGCCGGCCTGGAGGCCGAGGGTGAGCCGGTCCAGGGAGGGGAAGCCGGTCGGAAGGCCGATCAGCTCACCTTCCTCCCGCTCGGCGTAGGAGCGGTAGGTGGCCAGTCGGTCGTCAACGGTCCTGGCCCAGTTGAAGTCGTTGCCGACAGGGGTGTCTTCGGCGACCTTGCTGATGAGGGCTCGGACGATGTCCAGTGCGTGGTCGGTGTCGCCCTGAGAGACCAGCGCCTCGACGGCGGCGTTCAGGCCGCGTTCGGTCAGTGCTGTGCGGCGCCGGTCGCGGATGCGGTCGATGAGGTAATCGAGCGGCTCGTCGACCTGGGCGACCTCGAAGGTCGGGTGGTCGGCTCGGACCGCGTCGAGGGTGGGCGCCGTGCCGTACTCGGCGTTGTAGGCGATCATGTCCTCGAACACGCGCCGGATCTCGGCGTTGGTGATGTGCCGAGGCTTGATCTTGGCGTTGAGGACCGTGGAGATGTCTCCGGTCTGGATGACCTTGCAGAGCAGCTTGTGCTCGTGCGACAGGGTCGACTTCACTCGTCTCCCCCCTTCAGGGCCGCGATGATGGTGTTGATCAGGACGGTCTTGCCGGTGCGCCGGGGCCACTCGACGTGGAGGCGGAAGGTGCTCCAGTCGGGCTCAACGCCGTCCGCGCGCATCTGGGCGAGGATCACCGTGAGGCCGGAGCGCTCGATGCGTCGGATCTGGTGGCGGGGCAGCCAGGCCGGCAGTTCGAAGCTGTGCTCGTAGGTGCAGGCGTGGATCACGCGGCGTTCTCTTCCTCGACGAAGCAGCCGCAGCCGCCGATGTCGTACGGGTCGACGTTGATCTGCTCGGACTCGACGCGCTGGCGGAAGTCCGTCAGCGTCATGGGCTTGGTGGTCCCGCCGCGCCGGTCCCGGAGGATGGCGACGTCCTTGCCGAGGTAGTTGCGCAGGGCCTGCTCCTGCTGCTCGTGATAGGCGTAGCGCTCTGGCATGACCTTCAGCAGGTTCTTGAACTGGGCCTGACCGGAGCGGACGCAGAAGCCGCCACAGTTGGCGTGGGCGAAGCCCATGTCGTAGAGGCGGGGCGGCTTGATGCCGCGTTCCCGGAGCTGCTCCAGGATGTCTTCCTTGTCGAGGTAGGGCGGCTCGCAGAGCGGGGCGACGGCCTTGTAGGGCTGGTAGGAGCGCTCGATGGCCGGCAGGCGGTGTGCTTCGCTCCAGTCGATGCCGACGTAGACGGTGGTCTCGTCTGGGTCGCAGTGGGCCTCCAGCCATTCACGCGCTGGCCGTTGCTTGAGGAACTTCGAGCAGTTGGCGAGGCGGGTGTTGCCGAGGAACCGGTCGTCCCGGAAGACCTGCCAGATGTCGCGTCCCTCGGTCAGCCAGACCAGTTGGCCGCCCAGGTCCCAGGCCGCCTGGCGCAGGAAGCGGTAGTTGTCCTTGTCTTCGCCGGCGTGGGGGCTGGGGTTGTCGCCCTTGACATCGGAGAAGACGAGGTAGAGGTTCTCGTTGCCGTGCTGCTCGACCACGCGCCGGGCCGCCGCCCAGGAGCCGGCACCACTGCTGAACATGACGACGTGCTTATGCGCCACGGCGGTGGTCCCTTCCGGCCATGGGGACGACCTCGCAGGCTTCGGTGAGGAATGACTGCATCGAGGCGTTGTAGGTCTTGTCCCAGTCGCCCGGACGGTTGTTGCTGGTCAGGATGGTGGGGCGGCCGTTGCGGTGCCGGCCGCGGATGAGGGCGTCGAAGACGTCGGCTGCGAAGCCGCTGGAGGTGTGGTGCTCCTTGCCCATGTCGTCGAGGACGACCAGCGGGCAGGTGAGCACCTTGTCCAGCAGCTTCTGGAGCGCCAGGAACTTCTCGCGGGCGAACTCGTCGCCCGTGGCCTGGTAGAGCTCCCGCCAGCGGCCGTGGTCGATCAGGGCCTGGATGTAGTCGGCGAAGGGGACGAAGAAGACCACTGCGCCGTAGTGGCGCCGGATGGTGGTGGCGACGCCGGCCGCGGTTGTCGTCTTGCCGGTGCCCGCGTTGCCGAAGAGGAGCAGCCCCTTGCCGACAAGGCTGCGATCCTCCGGGAGTTGGGCCATGGTCGCGTCGAGCGGGATGTAGCGCTGGAGCCACGTCGCGATGAAGCGCTCGACGGTCGTCCGGACCTCGGGGTTCATTTGGTTGAGGTCCTCGATGCCGCGGCCCCAGTGCTTCACCGGGATGCGGGCGGTGCGCCAGACCAGGCTCTCGTCCCTGGTCTGTGGCTCGGCGGTCTGCACGGTCCCCTCCTTGATCGATGAGGACCTCATTGAACCACAAGTTGTGGAACAACTTAAGTAACAAGTTGAGGGTCACCAGGACCAGTCGTCAGCCGGCTTCTCCTGCTCGGGCTCGCCCCAGCCGTCGTAGACCTCATCCGGGCGCTCCTGCGCGGCCTTTGCCTCGCGCCCCTTGCGGACCGCATCGATAAGCAGAGCCCGCTTGCCGATGAAGTCCTGCCAGGCGAGCGTCCGCGGGTTCCGCAGCCCCTCCGTGGTGGCGTACAGCTCGCTCATCTCCCGCAGCTCGTCCGGGGTCAGGCCGGCCTGCTTGAGCTTCACGAAGTGGCTGGCGAGGGCACGAACGTTGCTCTCCAGGCCGAACGCCCACGGCTGCGCCTCGACCGTCTCCCGCCAGTGCCGAGCCAACCCAGGACCGGTGTCAGGGCCCGGCCGGCGGCTGCTGGAGGCGCTGGTGCGCTTGCCGGCTCCCCATCCGCCACGGGACGGCTCACCGTCCTCATGCGGCACCTTCTCGTCGTCCCACAACCCCATGGCCTTGGCCGGGTCGTAGGCGTCTTCCTCAGCCGCCCGCCTCCGTTCCTCAGCTCGCCGGGAGACCCTCCGGGACGTCGTGCGCGGAGCGTGCGGCCCTTCCGTAGGAAGGAGATTCTTTGAATCTCCTTCTTGTTGCGCCACATCTGTCGTGACCCCTACGCCAGTTTTGGCGTAACCCATCTCCTCAGGTGTGGCCAGGTAGTAGTTGCAGGGGCCTCCGGGCCAGCGCCGCTCGGAGCGCAGCCAGCCCCTGTCCCGCAGTTCGGTGATGCGGCGGGAGACGGTGCGCAGGGACCAGTTGAGGTCCTTGGCGAGCGTCGCCTGCTTCGGGAAGGCGCAGCCGTTGCGGCCGGCGTACTTGGCCAGCAGGCAGCCGAGACGGAAGGCGGCGTCGGAGATCTTGTGGTCGACAATGAAAACGTGCGGGGTCTGGACCCACAGTTCGTGGGCCTGGAGGCGGTCCTCTGGTGCGTCGGTCACTGGCCACTCGCAGCGGTGATGAGGCCGGCAGCGCGCAGCTCGACCCACCAGCCGTTGATCTTCGGCAGGCTGTCGGGCAGTTCGCCAGCGAGGGCCGCGGGCGTCATCTCGGCGCCCTCCTCGCGGGTCAGCAGGTACAGGTACAGGCCTCGGGCTCCGGTGGAGAGGCGGCGATCGGTGGCGACCTCTCGCGGGACGCTGACGGGCGCGCTGGCCCAGCCTTGGAGCGTGCCGGTCGGGAAGTCCTCGTGGCTCATCTGGTCACCTCGGGAAGCGTGGGGCGTGGGAAAGCGGGGCGGCTCGTGGCCGCCCCGCTGGCGTGCTGCTTCAGGCAGCGACCGGGCGGATCTCGACTCCCTTGCGCGGTCGGCCTCGCAGCGGCTCCCACCGCTCCGTCTCGGGGTTGAACCACTCCTTGCGGACCTTGCCGCTGCTCCGCTTCGCCGGCTGAGGCTCCTCCGGCTCCGCCGCGGACGTCACGGGCTTCAGGCCGTCGTACTGGAGGGCCTTGGCCCATTCGAGCCCTTGGATCGACCGCTCGGTGATCGGCCGGTACCGGGGAGCGGCGAGGTTGGCGGCGGCGTTCGACTCGTCCACCAGGCGCAGGTGGTGGGTGACGTCCTCCAGGACGGCAATGACGCCCTGAATACCCTTCGGGTCGGCGGCCGTGATCCGGTGGTGTGCCGCTGCCACCTCGTCCTCCAGGGTCGCGGCCGGCTGCGGCTGCGGAAGGGGGACGAGGGTCTGAGTGCCACCCTCACAGGGCTCTTCGTCGGCCTCGGCCTCTTCCTCGGGGGCCGGCTTCTCGTCGACCTGGTCCGCGCTCTCTTCGGCGTTGTCGGCCTCGGGCTCGGGCGGGGTGATCTGCTTCAGTGCGTCGCGCAGGTCGAGGACGGTGATGTCCTCGTCGTGGCAGTAGCCGACCAGGTCGGCCAGATCCTCGTCGTCCTGGCCGCCAGCAACGAGGAGGAAGCGGTCGCCGGTGAGACGATCGGCGAGCGTGCGACCGAGGACGGTGTAGACCTCGCCGTCGCGGGCCGGTTCGGCGCTTTCGGCGTTGTCGCGGATGACCTTGGAGGCCTTGTCGAGGGTCTGGGCGACGACGGCGGTGTAGGGGATCTCGGGGTCGACTTCCCCGGACCAGTTGTAGACCGCCTTCACGGCGGGGGTGACGTGTTCCGCGGCGGCCGGGAGGACGAGAAAGACCTCTTCGTCGGTGGTGGGCTTGCCGTTGGCGTCGATGCCGAGCCAGTCGTCGAGAAGTTCGGTGACGGTGCTCTTGTCGACCGGACCGGCCCCGGCGACAGCGATATGGATGGCCAACTGTGCTCCTTGTACGGGCACGCCTCGTCGTCCTGACGGACGCGCCGAAGATCATGACTTGTGGAACATCTTAACGTACAAGTTGAACAACAAGTTGGCCAACAAGCGGAAAGCCCGCCCCACGTAAGGACGGGCTTCGCCGCAACGGAGCTCGGTCAGCCGGACGTGTCCGCCGGGGCTGGAGCCTTGTACAGGGCCTTGGCGAGCAGCTCCTGGACGGTCGTTCCCTTGTAGACGCCGTAGTGGGCAGCGACACCGAGGACGAAGGCGGAGGCTGCGCTCCAGCCGGCGACGCTCAGCCTGAAGGCGTCGGGGTCGGCAACGAACTCTGTCCCCAGACCGCCGGCCGCCGAGAGCGCCGCGAGCAGCAGGCCCTTGACCCAGCCGGCCCAGGTCTCCTTCGAGATAAGGGCGACGATCAGCGGAAGGACTGCGCCGACCAGTAGGTTGACAATACTTACCTTGTCCATTGACACTCCGGAATTCCTAGGAGAAGACGAGATCGAATGTTGTTCCCCACGGCACATTGTCCCGGACAATTTCGGTAAGTCGTTGCGCGTGCCTCGCCCTTCCAGGGAAATAGAGACTCTTCGACATGTTGGAGGTGCCCTGCCATAGATAGTCTGCGGAGATGTCAGCCCCATCGAAGTAGTCGCGCAGTTCGTCTGTTTCCTCCAGCAGGACATCGTCCAGCCAGAAAGACAGCCCATTGCTGCTGGCCGTGTAAGTGGCCTTGGGGACCAGGACTCCGCCGTAGAACTGGCGGGTGCTGGTTGCTGGCGGAGTCCACGTGTAGTAGACGCGGACCCATTCTCCTTGGACCAGCTCAGGACGGTTGGCTCTGATCCAGTCGGAGTTCGGGCCGTACCTGTAGACAGCGGCGAGCGGGTCCCAGGCAGCCGCACTCACTGGCGGGTAGCCGGCAGGCACCTTCACCCAGGCCGAGAGTATGTGGGGTACTCCCGTCCGCAGCATGTCGCCGCCCTTAGTGCCGGGGTTGATGCCAGATATGGGTGCGATGCCGACTATCGAGTTAGTGACGGTGTTTCCGTTGGCGAGGTGGAACTTGACCGACCCCGGTTTCCCTCTCCCGGTAGAGCTGTCCCAGGTCATCTGCCCAGACACTCCGGAAGCTCCGAAATAGCCCCATCCCGAGCTCCCGGTGTTGAAGCCCGGATTGTTCACTAGATTGACGCGTGCGGGCTTGACACGAATTTTCAGACTTCGCGGCGCACGCCACTCGGGAACGCGGAAATTCGGGTCGGAGATGTCGTAGGAAAGGTAGTGGGCGTCGGAGTAGAAGTACCAGCCCGGCTGAGGGGTGGCACTGTCGTAGTACACGTATGGCGTGACAGCCACGTACCGGGCGGTACTCGGCATCGTGGCGCTGAACTGAGCCGTTGACCAGACACCGTTGGCATGCGAGGTGTTGTTCGGTGCGGAGGAGAGCCCGTCGTAGACCAGGCTGTAGTTGGAGTCGTACGCACGGATACGGACACGCCAGCGCCGAGGAACGTCGGTGGATACCGAGACCCGACCGGTGACGCGGCCACCGCCGGCCTTCAGGGAGGCGAGCGCATCGGTGTGCGGGGACAGTTCCCATCCGTCGGTACCGCCGGGGATGTAGGAGAGAAGACACTTTGCGCTGTACTCGCCGACCATCGTCCGTTCACGCGTGCGGGTGGTGATCGTGCCGGCGCCGGACTCGTAGCACATGTGGTCGTCGTGGAAGGCGGCCGAGCGCCCGAGCAGGTTGCCCGAGGGCGTCCTGGCGAACTGGACCCGATCGAACGCCACGGTGCTACTGGCTGGCAAACCGTCCCAGCTCAGTCCGACACTCGCGTACGCGGCACCGTTCCACAGCTTTCCGGCTTCTCCGCGCTCATAGTCGATGGGCGCCGTGGCAGTAAGGCTCATGCGCTGCCACGTCGAATTCAGGGTATGGGGCGTTTCGGATCCGACCACGTAGGAGATGGCCGGGTCCACCGTGGTGCCTACAGCGACGCCAAGGTCCGCGAACCCGCCGGCCGGGCGCAGCGTTGTGATACCCGCCTCGCCGCTGGAGGTGCTGGTCGCGCTGCCGCTGATGACGATCGGGTACTGGATGAGGGGGTCGCTGCCGTGGGTGGAGGCGGCGGCCTGTGCCGGCTGGCTGGCTGGCTATCAGCAGGGTCGCCATCACAGGCTCCGTTCCATGAGGCCGAAGCCGCCGCCGTCCGGCGTAGCTTGGGCAACCGAGGCGATCTTGACGGGGGCGACGCCGGGGCTGACGTACCGGTAGACCTCGATGAGGCCTGCTGCGAGGTGGACGTAGATGCGCCCGCCATCCGGGATCTCTGGCCAGGTGGCCATCACAGTGACGGCTCCATTGACGTTCTTGGTCAGCCGCGTGCGCGAGGCCATCCAGAAGTTCGCGGCGGTGTTGTCGGAGCGAAAGATCATGCCTTGCTCGGCGCCTGCACCCAGGCGCGGTCGGGTCATGAACGTGATGTAGAACCGCAGGTCTCCGTTCGGGGCTGCTCCCGTCGGAATGGTGTTCAGTGCCCACCGTGTGTAAGGCGTGGTGCTGGGTGTGACCGGGGATAGCACGCCGTTGGAGACGACCCAGGTGCCGCTTGTCGACCAGGCGCCGCTGCTGTCCCACAGCCAGTCCGTCGAGTAGCTCCGGTCGCCACTGAGCGTTGTGGTCGGTTCATCGAAGCGCTGGAAAAAGCCGGAGGGGGTTGCACCTGTCACGGTGGTGATGAGATTTCCCTGCGCGTCATACCAGTCGAGGAAGAGCTTCGCGGTGGTGCTGGTCGTTCCAGCCAAGAGCTTGGTGTACGCAGAGGCGGTCCACATCCGCTGTGCCGGGCCGTCGAACTGCCAGTAGGTGTTGTCCGCGGCGTCGCCGTCCGGCTCCCGGTTCCGTGACGAGGTCATGGCGGTATAGGTGAAGTTGTTGTACGCGACCCTGTCGCCGGCTGCGTACTCGACCTGGGGACTCCACTGCGGTGTTTTGTTCAGCGGAGCGCCCCACTGGCGGACCATGGCGGCGAGCGGCAGTGGGTCACTGCTCTGTATGTCGGCCACCTCCCAGACGTCGCGGTCCGTGCCGGGGGTGACGCCCCGGCTGGCCGCGAGCGCCCGCCAGACGGTTCCTTTGGTGTCGCGCACGAGGTTGTCGAGAACGTACGCAGTGGTGGACGACCAGGCCGGGGCCGTGGGCGTGCCGACCGAGCGGACGCCGAGGTTCGCAGCCGCCCCTCCTGTGTTGGTGACTGTGCCGGCACTGTTGTTGGTGTCGGTGCCAGTGACAGCGGCGATGCCTGCGGCAACGCTGAGTCCGGCCGGGTAGGAGCCGGTCGTCATGTTGCGCAGGCTCCACGTGGAGGGGCCTCGGGTGATCGGGTTCGTCAGGCTGCTGGTGACGTCAATGCCGGTGGCGGCCGTGACCTTTGTCCACCAGCCGCTGCCGTTCACAGGTTCCTGGCCGCGCGAGGGGTCGGCGGTGCCGGTGACAGAGAGGCTGTACAGGCCGGCCTTGTAGTCAGTGGCTGCGGCGTTCTTTCCGACCACCTTGATCGTGAAGGTGTGGGTGCCGGCTGTCATGGTGTACCGGCCGAGGTAGCGGGTGGAGGAGGTCGTCATGGGGACGGTGCGCAGGGGCGGGACGTAGTGGTCGACCTTGCCGAGGCTGCTCTGGACACCGTCGATGGAGTACGTGGTGATGCCGTAGGCGGTTCCGTCTGCTGCGCGAATGGAGAGGTCGTACGTACCTGATGCCGCCACGGTGAAGGAGACCGTCACGTAGCTGTTGACCGGTCCGCTCAAGATCATGTACGGGGTGGTGTTGTAGATGTACGGCGTCGGTCCAGTGCCCCCCGAGGCCGGCGGGTTCTTGGTGACGGTCCCGGAACTGGCGGTGACCGTCATTGTGTCGGCGCGCGTAATGGCGCTGACGGACTTGGTCGCAGTCCAGAGGGCGCCGTTGTGGTTGACCACCTCTCCGCCGAGGTAGGTGACGTCCTTGTCCCAGGCGGGGTAGTTAGGACTCGCCCAGTTCGCCTGGTCCTGGTTGAGCATCAGGTTGGTGCTGCCTTCGACCTCGACGTCCCAGCCGGTCAGGGTGTTGATGAGGTCGGCGAGCCCAGCGTCGGTGCCGCGGTTCCTCGCCAGCTCGACAGCCTTCGTGGCGTGCACCCGGCGGCGGATGGGCTCGTCGCTCACTTCGGTGAGAACACCGAACTGGTGGGTCAGGCTCCTGACGGCGTCGTCCGGCGCGGTATCGATGTGGCGAAGGTCGCGCAGGATGTCGGTCTGGGTAGCGAGGGTGTCCAGTTGGTGCCCGAAGAGACTCAGGAACTTGAAGAGGTCAGGGTTGGTGACTCCGTCCTCGTAGCCGGTGACTTCGCTCGTGTCCAGTCGGTAGGGCCTGGGGATCGACTTGTACAGGCGCATGGCGTAGCCGTGGTCAGCCACCGACAGGCCGGCAGCCGCGCCCGCTCGAATCCACGGGTCGCTGGTGGTGGTCGGCTGCCAGACGCTGGAGTTGCTGCCTGGCGTGATGCCAGTGCTGGCGGCGACGGCTCCATAATTGATGCCGTTGTAGGCGACGATGTCGCCGGACTGGTAAGCGGTCGTGCTCGACCAGGTGGTGACGCCGAGGAAGAGCCCGTAGTAGAAGACACGGCCTTCGGGAAGGTCGATGTCGTCCCAGGTTCGGCCGGGGGCGGTCTGTGGGATCTCGGCGATGACCGTGCCGTCGTCGCCATGGGCGGGCACGCCGAAGGGGTTGCGGACGAGCCGCATCGTGTTCCATGCGTTTTGAGTCGCGGCACCCCAACCGAGCTGGATGTGGCCGGGTGCGATGGGAGTCGCGGTGACGGGCTCGACGCTGTACTGAACTGCGGTTTCCGCGCCGTACAGCGACTTGCCGTAGTAGTCGTAGCCGTACACGGCCATAGGTGGGTCTCCTGGGGATGGGCCGTGCTCAGGCCGGCAGCGCCGGGTCGACGTCCTCGATCGGTCGGCTGGTGAACGCGTTGGGGAGGGCTCGGATGTAGGTCAGTCCGCACCAGGCGTAGGAGGTGATGTTGCCGACGGGGTTGGGGTGCTTCGCGCGGTTGTTCACCTTCATGGAGTCCATGTGGCGGATCTGGAGCTGGAGCCGCTCCCCCATGAACCACTCGCCGGCGTACGTGAGGTCAGCGCGGTGCCAGCCGCGCGTGCCGCGGGGGTTGGTGGAGGCACCTGTGGCCACGTCGGTGTCGTGGTCGGACAGGTACATGCGGGCGAAGCACATGTGGTCCAGGCTGGTGGGGCCCGAGGGGATGGAGGAGATCACCCGCATGGTGATGATCCACCAACCTGTCTTGGGGCAGGTGATGGTGGGGCTGGTGGCCCACGGGAACATCCGGACGGGGTGAGGCATGTCGGTGATCCGGCGGTTCCAGAGGACCGGCTGCCAGTCGGACTCCTGGATGCTCAGGTTGTGAACGGTCGGCCGGATGGTGCTGCCGGTGGATCGGACCGTGCCGACGGGAAGGTTCCAGCCGGTCTGGCTGGCGTCGACCAGGGCGTTGACTGTCTCGGCGACCTGGTCGTCGTAGCGCTGCATGGCGTCGAGCCGGGTGACGACGTCCTTGTACTCGGACTTCTTGCCTGCCGCATTCGTGTAGACCTGAGGCTTGGTGCCGAGCACCGTCTCCACACCCGTCAGTTCGTCCTGGATCTCGTTCACATCCGCAGCGAGGACGAAGTCCCGGCCATCCTTGTGTGTCGGGAAGTTGCGGATTGCGTTGGGGTAGACCTTGGTCATCTGGTGTCCTTACTGGCCGCCGTCAGCGGTGATGAAGATCTGGCCGGCCACAGGGATCTCCCAGTCGCGGCAGATGATGTCCTGGGTGCCGTTCTGTGGCCCGTCGGCGCGGGCAAGGAGCGGAATGTTCACGTACTCCACGCCAGGGATGGCGTCGAAGAGCGCGTAGATGCGGGAGGCTGGGATGCGCTGACCGAAGCTGCTGCGCTGGCTGGAGAGGAGGTCCTGGATCGCCTTCTGAGCGGCCAGGACGACTTCTGACGCCCGGAAGTTCGGGTAGATGCCGAGCACGACCGGGGATGCTGAGCTGCCGAGGTTGACGCCGACAAGGGTGCCGGGAGCGACGTGGACGTAGACGCCCGTCAGGGTGCGGTCCTGGATGTAGCGAACGGTGGCAGTGATCTGGTCGTCGGACGGGGTTGCGTTGTCGGCACCGATGATGCTGATGGTGATGGACGAGTGGTGGTTGCCGGTGGCCTTGGCCTTGGCGTTGCCCGGTACCGCGAGCGCCAGGTCCTCGAAGTCCCGCAGGGTCACCGCGCGGTCCTGGGTGCGGTAGGCCTTGGGTGCGTTGGCACGGATGGATTCGGTGCTCTCGATTTCCCGGCCACCGGTCATGGCGGAGGAGCTGGCGATGAACACGCCGGCTACTCCTTGGGAGATGTCGATCACCTGGTTGGCGTCGATGTTCCCGCGCTCGCCTCCGCCGACGCGATAGGAGGCGTAGATGGGCAGGTCCAGGTTGGGTATGGCTCCGAGGGTGCCGTCGCCGAAGGTGATGGTGACGGTGCCGCTGTCGGACACGGTGAGCTTGAAGACCTGATCGGTGGGAGCTGCGGTGAGCATGTCGCTCGTTGCATGCCACTCCACTGGGGCGTCGGCGCCCACGAAGACTCGGACGCTGTCCACCAGGGCCGGAGAGGACGGCAGGGTGAAGGACTGGTTCTCGGTGCCGCTGGAGGTGCCGAGGCTGTCGACCAGGACGATGGTCTCGGTTCCTGTCCCGGTGTTCAGGGTCAGTGGCTGTGTTCCGGCCGTGGCCCCCTCGGTTACGCGTGCGGTGATGCTGCCGCCTCGCGCCGGCACCGTGACATCCTCATCCAGTTCGAAGGTGAGGGGCGCGTCGATCGCCGGGATGAAGGCGGTAGTGACCTGGGTCCCGGCCGGCAGGATCACGTCGGTGGGCTGACTGGTTTCGGTGAGAAAGGTGACGGTTCCGGTGGACGGGGCCGCCGACGCTGGGCTGTAGCCGAGCGTGGCTGCGTGGGCGAGGACGCTCGACCGGAGCGTGGCGGTCTCCAGGAATGCCTCTCGTGCGGCGGCGTCCTGGTAGTAGCTGAGGATGTCGCCCATGTACGCAAACAGGTTCACCAGCAGGACACCGAAGTCCGCCGTATTCCGTCCGGACCACTCCGGGTATACGCGGGCGGCATGCGCGAGCATCGCTTGCCGGAACCCCTCGAAGTCTTTCGAGGTGTAGTCGATAGCCGGTGAACTCGAAGTCAGATCCGCCACGGTGCGTTACTCCTGAAATGGGACAGGGGGGTTCCCAATTCGTGCACCGTATGGAGATCAGTTTATGAGGCTCGGAGGTTGAAGCGTTAGAGGGAGCCGCCGACCACCCGACCGCCGGGAAGGACGCTCACGGTCTCGATGTGGTCGGCTTCCACTGCGGGCGTGTTGGCCTGAGCGACGTCCACCTCGACGTCCACGATGCCTTCCTGGTCGTCGTGGACGACGGGAGTGATAGCGGTGACGACGGTGTCGGGCTCCCAACGTGTCATGGCCGTCCGCACAGCATCGGTGATGATCATCGGGGCGATGGGGTCGCTTGGCCGGAACAGTGCGGAGGAGATGTCTGAGCCGAAGGCTGGCTCACCGACGTACTCGCCGGGCACGGTGGCCACGACAGCGCGCGCTCGCTGCACCATCATGTGGTCGCTGTCGGTGAGGACGGCCACCCTGCCCATGGCGTCGAGTTGGAACGGCATGCGCATCTGTACGCTTCCCGTCCCCGGATAGCCGGCTGTGCTGGCGGCGGTTTCCGGGCCGGCCACGGGCTGGATGCTTGTTGGCGTCGGCGGTCGCGACTCCGGCCACGTAGCTGCTACAGCGTTGATGACCGCTGTCGCGTACGTGTAGAAGGCGTCGGTTCGGTTTTCTGCGATGGCTATGGAGGCCAGCGTCAGGTCGCCGCCGGCATAGAACGACTCGCGCAGCCCCCTACTTAGCTCCAGTTGGACGCCTCGGCCGGTCCTGTTCCGGTTGGTGATGTTGAGGGGGTCGTCGCCATCAATCTCGGTGGGAACTGATGGCGCTACGAGAAATCCAGCCGCAGTCAGTCGGTTCCGGATTTCCTCCCCCAGCTCAGTGTCCAGCCCGCCAATGTAGGTGAGCTGATCGCTGCCGCTGGCCCCGTGCCAGGAGACCGTCCACTCGACTCCCCGCTGAATCTGGAAGACGGTCGGTTCATCGAACCGGGTTGCGGTGATGTGCAGTGCGCTGTTTCCGCTGCTCATCACGCCTTGGAACGAGTAGTAGGAGGACCCGCTCGTCGCTGCGCAGTAGTCCGCCAGTTGCGTGGTGGGGGGCTCTATGCCGCCGCCGTGTATGGCGATGTGCGAGCCTCTTGCGTCGGCCACGGCGCGTGAGGAGATGAGGTAGTCGACGCCGCGGGTCTTTGCTGCGGCCAGTTCCGCGTAGCTTCGATAGGTGTCAGCCATTCGGTACTCCAGTGGTTACGTGCGTCACGGGCCGATCCACTCGACGCTCAGAGCGCAGGCCGTGGTGCTGAAGGACCCGGTGGTGGCGGTGGAGTACAGCAGGAAGGCCACGTAGTCGTTGGCGTCGAGGTAGGTGATGCGTGATCCGCTGCTACCGACTGCGCCGTTGGCCTGCGAGACGAGGTCGAGCTGGTACTTGGGCGAGGTGAGGCTGTTCACCCCGATCGCCGCACGGGCATCGGTCTGGCTGCCGGGCCATGTGCAGTTGGCCGTTATTCGGTACAGACCCGCTGTCTTGATCGTGATTCTGTTGGGGATGGTGGTCAGCCACATGCTGTCGTCGGTCTGCACGGCGCAGCTCGTGAAGGGGACGGCCTTGTACGCGCCGCCGGTCAGTGCTCCGAGGTTGTTCACGTCGCAGTGGGCGTAGTGCTTTTCGTTGACTGGCACCCATGTGCCACCAGTGGCGACTTCGAGGTAGCCGGCCTGCCCCTTGCGCTTGAGGATGAGCGTTCCGTCTTCCGGCGGGATGGCTGCGCGCCAGGCGTCGTTCTGGGCCTGTGGCACGATGAGCTGGCTAGCAGTGGGCCTGGTCGCCGGCTGCGTGGCCGGGGGCACTGGTTCTACGGAGAGCTGTCCGCCCCGGATCTTGGCGTTGAAGGCTCCGCCGGTCTGGGTGACGCTGGAGACTCGCCAGTTCGGCACCAGCGTGTACAGGGCTCCGGGCTTGAGGTCGTCCAGGAGCACACGGCGGCAGGCATGGACGCGACGGTTCGTGCCGGCACCGCTGACTTCCTTCCGGGCCGTGGGGATGTCGTCGCTGGGCCCGACGAGCGTCCAGGAGCACGTGGAGGCTGCTGCCTGGCTGTTGTTGTTTGACACCGCGGCTGAGACCGTGACGAATGCCTTCCCCGATGCTCCGGCGGTGAAGGTGAGCGATGGCCAGGCCGCCTCGGTGAAGGCGGTGGTCACGGCCACCACGTCGAACGGCGGATCGGCGATCTGCTTGGTGCTCGTTGGGGCGTATGGTGCGCTCGTCTCCCCGACCGGCTCGACGATGAGCTGGCCGGCGCGCAATCCGGCGTTGGTGACCTCGGTTGCACTCACTCGCCACTGCGGAATGACGGTCACCCGCTGGCCTGGCGGCAGGTCTTCGAAGAGGACGCGTCGCGTGGCGAAGACGCGGTGGAACTCACCGCTTGAGGACAGCGCCAGGGACTCGCCTTGAGTGTTGGAGTCGGTGGTGTACGCACCGGTCAGGCGGTAGCCCATCCAGGCGACGGACGCCGTCTCGAATTGGGAGTTTGTGCACATGCCGCTGACGGATATGTACGCCTTCCCGCTCGGCGGCACCGTGAAGGTGATCGGGGCCCACACCGCTGGGTCATAGTCTGTCCACGTGTCGTTGGCGACGTACTGCGGCACGATGTTCTGGTAGGAGCAGGCGGGCGGATACGCCGTATGGGCGACGGGTTCGACGAGGAGCTGCCCGTCCTGCATGTAGATCTTGGATGCGTCGATGGGGCTCGTCACGAACCACACAGGGCGCGCGTTGTAGGTCCGGCCAGGGATGAGGCCCTCGACGAGGGTGCGCCGCGAGCTGGACAGCCGGGATCCGCCGGCGTCGCCCTGGCTGTTGAGCTGGCCTCCGGCCGCGGATAGGGCCTTGATGTTCGACGAGACACCGTCGGATGTTCCCAGGACGGAGTCGTAGACTTCCCAGCCCAGCAGGCACGCTGCCGTGCCTGGCGCGCTCGATGTGGCGCCGGTGTTGTTGTAGATCCTGCCGGAGATGGTGATGAACGCCTTGCCGCTGTTGGGGGCGGTGAAGGTGATCGTCGACCATGCGCTCTCGGGGAACTGGTTCCACACGTTGGCGGGCTGAGTGAGGTCTGGTCCGGCGGTCTGCCAGGTCTGCAACGGCTCGATGATGTCGAACTCGGACTGGTCGCCCCCGCTGGTGGCAATCCAGTACACCAGCCGGCTGCCGCTACCGTCGAAGGCGGCCCAGACCCGCTCCCCCACGACGACCTTGTGACCGACCGCCCCAGAGGGGTAGGCCCAGTCGGTGATCGCGTCTCCGGACACTTGCGGGATGCGCAGCCGTACCCGCCCGCGGCCCTCGGGGTCGACGGCGTGCGTGACGACAGCGGCGTAGACGTCACTGCCGGCGGCGGTCAGCGCCACGGTCATGCCCTCCCTATGTGCTGAGCGCGCCAGCGCCCATCGATCAGTGCTGTCCCGTCCTGGACGCTGTCGACCACCTCGTCCTTGGCGACCAGGTCCAGGCCCCCGATGCGGTTCCGTCCGAGGGTTACGTCGAGCCAGTAGCGGCCAGCGGCCGGCTGGTCAGGGACTACGGAAATCCGGTGGGTCGCTGAGCGGACCATCCACGGGCCCGGATCGTGGGGGCCGAGAGCCCCGCCCGTCATCTCCAGATCCGTGCCGGTGCGCACACGAGCGTCCCCGATGACCGTCGCCTTCGCGTGGACCCACAGGACATCGCGTCGCGCCTCGGCGTTGAGGATCTCCACCGCCTCGGCCTGCGAGGTGAAGGGGCGCCCGGTGCTGTACTGGGTGATGGGTGAATCCTGGGTGCCGGCAGCCACATGTCGGACCAGTGCACCCGTGTTGATGTTGAAGGAGTAGCCCTCTCGGCGGGTGTGTCGGCCACCGAGAGGGTCAAGTTGTCCGGTGGTGGACTCCCACGTCTTCACGGTGTCCGTGGCGTCCTTCGCGTAGTGGAACGTGGGACGCTCCTCGTCGGCTTCGCGCAGCGACACCAGGGGGTGCGTGAAGGCGAGGGTGGTGCCGTGAGGGGTCAGCCGGTACCCGACTTCGTCGGCCAGGTCCCGCAGGAAGGCGAAGTCGCTCTTGGCCTGCTGCGGGATGGTGCCGAACAGGCGGGTGCTGCGCTGTACCTGGGGGCGCAGTCCAGATCCGCGGGCGAGTTTCCGGGCGACGAACGAGGCGGTGGTCGAGGACCAGAGCCGGTTGGCCTGTGACTGCATGGGGTGGGTCGGGCCAACGCAGGTGTACACGACGGGAACTTGGACGGCCCTGAGGGAGGTTTGCGGTATCTCGTCGCCGAGCACCGACACTGCGGTGATGTATCCGTGCCAGATCTTGGAACGGGCAGCGGTCCCGTATCGCAGCGCGAGGGGCTGCCCTTCGGATAGCACCCCGGCAAAAATCAGATTCCAGCCCGAACCACTCGCCGTCCCGCGCGTCACCTCGTGGATGACGGTTATCTCGGCGACCTCGTGCAGCGATTCGCCCTGGGTGATGACGGTGTCCGTCACCCATTTCCGCCCTGTGAGGGCCGGCATCTCCAGGGAGAGTATCGGCTGCTTACTGGACAATCGGGATCCTTATCCTCGTGCCGGCCGGTATTTCCGTCCAGTCCATAACGCTGGGGTTGACGTCCGCGATGCGCCACCACTGTGAAGCGTCGCCGTAATTTCTGTAAGCGACCAAGTCCACCCGGTCACCTTCGACCCACGTGTAAATCCGCACCGAGGCCGAGAACATCTCTGCCCCCTTCGGGAGGATCACCTTACGGGACTTGCCGTCACTAGCGGTAACGATGGCCGTTCCGGCGCCGACGAAGCGAGAGTTCGCCGAAATCATTGCGCCGCCCCCTTCTGCGTCATTTCAACGGTGACGTTGACAGCGCACCGCTGCGGGATCATTTCCCGCGTGAAATGCGTGTACTGGACGGACAACGTCGATATGTATCCGTAGTAGGCGAGAGAATTGCTACCCACTCCACCGAAGTAGAAATTGCAGTTGTAGGACTGCATGGGGTTGAACTGCCTGGCGTTCACACCCTTGGCGGATACGTCATACACCCCGGTCACCCTGTAAAAGGCGTCCATATCGGCCAGCACGCCGCGCTTGGTGGCTTCGTTTCCCGACCTGTTTGAGATCATCTCGTACGTTCGGTCGTAGAGGAGACTGAAGGTGACCTGGCCGATGCCGCCGGCATTCACGTACTGGCCGTCGGTGGACCGCTGGTCAGCCGTCAGCATCGGCCCGCTCTCGTGCGAGACGGTGATGGTCGAGGGGTTGAAGAGGAAGTCGACCCGGTAAGTCGCGGTACTGGACTTGGGGTGGGCGTGGACCGCGCTCGAATCGTTGTCGCGAACGATGGAACCTCGCCAGTACACCCCGAGCGGGGCGCCGCCGGGGGCCTGGCCAGCAGTTCGGCCACGAAGTCCCAGTTGCGGAATCGCGGTCATCCGCGAGTCGAACTTGGGGTTGGAAACAGTGCCCATCAGACACCCACTCCGAGGTTCTTGATGCGTTCGTCGGCAGCGATGTAGTGCACGACACGCTTGGCTGCGTCGGAGGCAGCCCTGTCGGACATTGCGCCGTTGACGTTGATCTGGATCGCGCCCTTGGCGAAGGACAGGGAGACTCCCCCGCCGGGCTGCGTGCCTCCCGCGGCGGCCGAGGCGGTAGCTCCAGCCGGCGAGACGACGTTGACGGAGTCCTTGATCAGTGCTTGACGAATCGTTTCTGCCTTGGCGGCAGGAATGATCATCTCGCCCTTGTGGACGACGGCGTCCTGATCCTCGGGGATGTCCCAAGCCCCGGCGGCGTACCAGTTCTTCGAGGCTCCGGGCACGTGCACCGTGGGGTTCTGCCAGAAGGCCCACGCCTTCGCGGGGGTCTTGTAGCGATCCTTGATGTACTTCAGACCCCACTTGATCTGGGTTGCGGGGTTGGTGCGGTAGTCCGATCCTTCCGACGCCATCTTGGTGGCCGGGAGGGCCTGGGGGATTCCGTACGCTCCGGAACTCGGGTTGCCGGCCTTGTGGTTCCAGTTGGATTCGTGCTGCCACAGTTGGTAGAGCGCATCCCACTGGGGGCCGGTCCACCCGAACATGTCCGCGGCCATCTTCTTGCCGAGTTTGACGTTGCCCTTGGGGTTGGCGGGTGCGCTCTTGGCGTTGGTGGTGACGTCCTCCGCGCTGTTGCTGGACTCGTCTGTCCCTTGCGAGCGGGTGCCCATGGAGTAGGCGCCGCCGCCGGACAGAAACGCGGACAGGGCGTCCACCTCTTCCTGGCTGAAGGACTCCCCCGTTCCGCCCCACCAACCAGCGTTTCCCGCGCCGGCCTCGTTGTCGTCCTGCTTCTTGTTGGTGTTGTACTCCGCGAGGGCACCTACCGAGCTTGCGACGCGGCGGACTTCCTTGATCTCGCCGAGGTTGAAGGTACGGACGCGGACGTCGAGGCCAGTGCGAGGTGCCTCGACGAGTTTGCCGCCGCCGAGCGCCATCATGACGTGGCCGGGGTTGGGGAAGAGGAGGTCGCCGGGCTGGATGGCGTCCTTGTCCACGCGGACGCCGACCTTCATCTGTTGCTGTGAGGTGCGCGGGATCTCGATGCCGGCTTGGCGGTAGGCGAACGAGGTGAGGCCGGAGCAGTCGAACGCGTCTGGGCCCGTGGCGCCCCAGACGTAGGGGTCGCCGACCTGGGCTAGCGCAGTCTGGATGGCCTTGGTCGCGTTGCCGTTGGCCACGCTGCCTGCCTTGGCGGTGCTCGGCTTGTCGCTCTTCTTCTTGTCCCCGCCGCTGTTGGACGTGGGTTCGCCGGCTCCACCGCCAATGTTGATCGGGAGGAGGCGCTTGCCGAAGTCCCAGACGCTCTTCAGCGTACTGACCTGGTCCTTGGTGACCGAAGCCCATGCGCCACCGCCACCGACGATCTGCCTGATGCCGGGCAGCTCCAGGATGTGGTTGATCGCTGACTCGAACTTCTGGACGGCCTTGGTGGCGTTCTCCATGGCGGGGGCGAAGGAGCTGCCCATGTTCGCGTCATGCTGGCGTTCCTGGGCCTCGAAGGTCTTCCTCGCCTGTCCCAGACTTTCGGAGACGCCGTACTTGGTCAGTGTCTTCCGGGCCGCATCGCCCTTCTTGCCGCTGTGCGATGCGTCCGCGATGAGCTGGTCGGCTTCCGCCGACGACATGCCTGACTTCTGGAGCAGCGTGTTGCGGCCCCGCATGTACTCCTTCAGGTTATCGACCGTGGCGTCGTCCCAGCCTGATGCCTTTCCGAGTTGGTCCAAGTTCCAGTCGAGGGCCTGGCCGCTGGCTGTGGCTGCCGCGAACTTCTTCGCGGTGATGGACGTAGATCCGAAGGTTCGCTTCATGATGCCGTCCGCCAGCGTCCCCATTCCCATGGCCTGGCCGCCGCGACCGATCGTTCGTCCGAAGCCGAGCCGCTGAGCGGCCAGCGACGCTTGGGGGTTGTACGTGCTGGAGTAGAGCTTGGCGCCGGTCTCGGCATCGAGGCCGGCAACGTATGCGGCACCGAAGGCGTTGTTACGGGCGGCAGCCTGCGCTGTGGTGCCGAAGGTGAGGCCGAAGTTCTTGTCGAGGAGGAACTGCGCGTTGGAGACGTCTTCGGTCGACTTGCCCACGACGGTGCCGTAGGACGACGTCCGGATCTTGTTCTTCCAGCCCCATTTGTCGTAGCCAGCCGGCGTATCGCCCGAGGCGATGGCAGCCCAGTTGGTGTACCGGTCCATCTCCTCCATCTGCGGGCGCATGCGGTCGCCGTACTTGACAAGCTCCTTATAGGCGCCGCCGGCCATACCACCGAAGTCTGCTACCTGTCCGCCAGGAGGCGTCGGGCTGCTGTTGGCCGCAGGAACTGTCGGGTTGAAGCCGCCAGAGGGCGGGACGGTGACGTTCCCTCCGCCACTGCCTCCTTGGCCACCACGAGCACCCCCGCCCCCACCCATCTGGAAGACGGTGTTGTTGCGGGTGACGTACAAGCCACTGCCTGAGACGGTGGCACGCGACAGGCCGGTGGTGCGGTTGTACGCCCACATCCTCTGCCCGACCCGCATGCCCCACGTCGGCACGTTTGCCGCATCCTGGCGGCGGATCGCCTCATCGAAGAGGGAGCCGTAGTACGCGTCCAGGCGTGACTGCCGCGCCTGAGCCCGGCGCTCCGGAGATGCAGCGCTGAAGCGGGCCTGAAGGTCCGGATTGACTCCGGACCGCGCCCCTGCGGCACTCTGCTGGGCCTGGTAGCGGGCCTGGGCGGCGGCAGCCTGCTGCTCCCGCTGGGCATCCATCTGGGCACGCCGCTGGGCCTCGCGCTGCAACTGGGCGTCGTGACGCTGCTGCTGGCGAAGCGCCGACTGCTGCCGTGCAATCTCTTGTGCGCTCCGGAGCTGCTGTTGCGCCTGGGCTTGCGCGTATGCAGCCTGTGCCTGCAAGTTCGAGCGGCCGACCTGGGCGTCGTACCGGTCTGAAAGGCGAGACGCCATAGGCCCGCTGTAGACGCGACCAGTGACGGGGTGGGTGAACGTGGTGGCCGACCCGCCGATGGGTGCGGCGGTGTTAGCCGGCGGATGGTGGACGGGGGCTGGGGAGAGCCGCGTGCCCTGGTTGGCCGGCGGGAATGCGAGAGTCGGCTGGCCGCGGTAGGCAGCGCCCTGGGACGCGGTGTTGATCGCCCCTTGGAGGGCACGGTTGAGCGCGGCGACCTGGGCGCCGAACTTGTCGATGTCGCGGGCCACTTTGTCGGCTGCCCGCTGCATTCCGTTGGTGCCGAGGAGGCGGCCCGTGAAGTTCGGCTCCTGATTCCGGATGTCGTCGTTCTCAGCCACTGGAAGCCGCCTCCCTTCTGTTCTTGACCCATACGGCCAGGTCGCGCCAGTACCAGCGTTCCTGAACCGTCAGTTGTCTGATCTCGCTGAGCTGCCACTCCGGGTGGGCGTAGGCGAGCGTCGTGAAATCGGCCCGCGCTGCTCGGGCATCAGAAATCGCGAAAGATGTCGGCCACGCTGAGCGGGAGCGGCACCTCACCTCCGCACTCCTCGTGCTCGATCGTCGTCTCCAGCAGGCGGGGGCCCGGCTGGGTGGCGGCGAGCTGCTTGAGGATGGTGCGGATGTCACCCATGCCGAGTGACGCGACCACGTCCGCTCCGCCTGGCGTGACCTTGCCTTCGGCATCGCGTATCTCGACCAGGCAGCGGGACAGCAGCGTGCTGTTGTGCTCGGCGTTGGTTGCCTTAGCGTTAGCCAGCATGGCCGCCTGATCCGCCCCCGTCGGGTACCGGACGATTGCGCAGCCGCCCTTGCGGAGGGGCACGGTGAGCCGGCCGATGGGCGCGGTCTGGGACTGGATTGCACCGAGGGAGATGGTGGCCGAGAAGTACTCGCCGCAGTTCGGGCAGTTGATCTCGTCGAACTCCATCTCGTCCCCGAAAGTCACCCGCCTGATGGCGATGACCAGGGCATCTCGATCTCCCAGAAGGAGCTGAGGGAGGACGTCGGAGGTGGCCGGCACGTCGCCGATGCGCACGGTGCCGAGCTCCAGAAGCGTCTCCAGGAGGCGCAGCGGGTTGGCCCGTACGCGAGCGAGGGCTTCCTCGTCCGACCCCGTGAGCTCCCGGACTTCGGCCTCGGTGAGGATGACGTCGTCGCGGACGAGTCCTACGGGCAGAGTCACCAGGCAGTCAGCCGGCTCAGGGATGGCCGGCGGATCCTCGGTGGAGTCGGACAGGAGCGAATGAATGGCGGCGGTCGCACCCTGGGTGTCGGCCAGGACGTCGACCTGCCGGCCACCGTCGGGAGAGTCGAAAGTCCAGTCGTAATGCATATCGGTCATGAGTTGTGTCCTCGTGTCGGTTCTTACTTGATCTGCGCGTAGCTGCTCGGGCCGTACTTGTCGGCCACCTTGAAGTCCCAGCCCTCGTGCGCAAATGTGAGCTGGGAAACGGCGAATGTGTTACTGCCGGCGTCAAGATCGCCGAATGCGACCGACGTGGGCCAGGCGTTGTAAAGCCGCCATACCGCCTTCACGGCAGCCTTGTTCTTGGTGACCGGGTGGTCGATCAGCATGATGTCGATCGTGGCCCGGAACTCGGTGCCCGTGTCACTACCGGAACCGTTGCCCTGCATGACGTCGAATAGCTGATACATCCAGTTCACGAGGTTCTGGTCGCCGGGCATCATCCCCTTGGAGAGGGTGACGGGACTGAAGTCACTCTGCCCAGGCATCTTCTGGGTGGTGGTGTTCATCCCACCGGCCCGGTAAGCGATGACGTCAGTGGTCACGGAGAGCCCGGAAACGGTCATGAAGCCGAGCTTTGGATAGGCCGATGCGAGCTTTCCGACCTGACTGATCTGAACGTGAAACTTGAAGGACCGCAAAGGGTCGGTCTGCCGGCTGGCCAGGCTCTGGCTCTGGGTCACCGTCTTGAGGGTTGCCATTCACTACTCCCGTAGCACGAAGTGCACCGGGTGTTTCTCCCAATTGGGTGCCGAGTGGTGGTTCAGAATGCTTCCGATGGGGCCGGTCTCGGTGCAGCCGATCCGGCCCCGTTTACTCACGCGGATTCGGTGACCGTGGCGCCGCCGTCGAACTGACTGATGTGGATGGCGATGTACTCGGCCGGCCGTGCCACGGCGACGCCGACATCGATGTGCACCTCACCGTTGTCCACAGTCGTCGTTGTGTTGTTGGTGTCGTCGCAGACGACGACGAACGCCTGGTCGGGGCTGGCGGAGGCGAACATGCCGGCCTGCGCCATGGCAGTGAGCTGCTGAGTGACGTTTGCCGCGATGGAGTGCCACAGCTCCGGCGTATTGGGCGCGAAGACAGCCGACCGGGTCAGGTCGACCAGGATCTTGCGGGTGTACGTGAGCAGCCGGCGGACGGCGATGTACCGGTCCGGGTAGCCGCTCTTCAGCGTGCGCGCACCCATGATGCAGATACCGGCTTGCGGGACCTGGCGGATCACGTTGATGCCCCAGGCGTTGAGGCTGTCGAGCTGGCTGTTGGAGAAGCGAAGCTCGGTGGAGTACACCCCGACGAGACGGCTCAGCGTGCCGGCGGCAGACTGCTGCTGGCCGTAGAGAACGTCGGTCTCGCTGTACTTGCCCAGGACTGCGCCGCCCGGCGGCAGCAGGCGCGTGGCGCCCGGCGCGACCGAGGAGGGGTCGGCAGCGAGAAGCCAGGGACCGTAGACGGCGGCGTAGGAGCTGGAGCGCAGGGGGGCAGGCGTCGAGCCGCTGTTGGCGGCCGGGGAGAGCTTGGCGTACTCGGTGACCGCGGCTGCCGGGTCGAGGGAGGCGGTCTTCGGGGCGTCCACGACGACGAAGGCGTAGCCGTACTCCTCGGCCCAGGTGATGACCGAGTTGAGGATCGTGGTGTCGGACACGCCGGGCAAGTTGACGTTGACGATCTCGCCGGTCGCTTCGAGCTGCCTGGTCGCGGCGACGAGGTCTGGCGCGGCGACACCGTCGATGCCGCCGGTCATCGGGGTTGCGCTCTGGAGCGCAGGAGTGATGCTCGCACTGTAGGCGTCGGTGGCGAGGTACTCGGAAGTAACGAAAGCGGAGCCGTTGACCGGGGAGTTGACCATCGCGACCAGGTTGCGGGCGTCCGCCGGGTCCAGTGAGACGTCGTTGTAGCGGTCGGAGATGTACGCGTCGGTCGTACCGCCGACCTTGATCGCGCAGTTGAACCGGCCGGCACCCGTGTTGGAGTTGGTGATGTCGATGTAGATCCGGTTGCCGAACGCTCCGGCCGCCTTCGCGGTGAACTTCAGAACAGGTTCGGGCGTCGCCTGCCGGTCGTTGAGCGTGACCGTGGCGGCCACCGAGTCCGAGGGAACGGCTCGTGCGACGTACGCCTTTCCGCCGCCGTTGTTGAAAAAGGAGTAGACGGCGTAGGGCAGCAGGTCGGTGCCGTTGCCCCAGCCGCCGTACACCTGCTCGAACTGGCTCCAGGACGTGACCAGGGTGGGGACCGCCGGTCCGAAATTGTGGCTTCCGACGAAGGCAGCGATTGCCTCGCCTGGGGTTTGGACCACAGGGTTGGAGATCGCATCCAGCGTCTCGTCCACGTAGATGCCGGGGCGCAGGAAAGTCGCCATGGTGAAAAGCTCCTTCGGGGCCTAGTGGCCGAGGGGATGAGTGTTGAGTTCGACCGTCTGGACGGGCTTGATTGCTGCGATTTCGTCGAGCAGCTCAGCGCTGACCTGGATCAGGTAATCGACCTGCCAGAGGCGCTTTCCCTGTGCGTCACGGCCATCGTGAAACTCTGGTCCCCCGGCGACTTCGAGACGCCGGACAGTTCCGTCTTCGGGCACTTCCAGATAGGCCCACCGGGGATGGAGGTAGTCCCTCCCGGACAGCGCGTGTGCGATGTTCGCCGCGTGCCGCTGCTTCCTTGCGTAGACGGTGACCTGGTACTCGATCAGGTACGGGATGGGGTCGGTCGCCAGGTACGTGGAGGCGCTGTCCTGACCTTCGGGGGTGTATCCGAGTACGACCGTCCCCCGGTGTTCCGCCTGGTGGTCGGGCTCGGCGCGCGTGCGCTCGATGAGTATGAGCGGGAAGGTGGCGGTGGCCAACTCGTTCTCAGGGAGCCGAAATCGGACGTCGACTGGAAGGCCGCCGGCAGGGGTGTTCGTGTCGTTGACGAAAATGCCCTGGAGCTTCGCCTTGATTGCGGCGTCCTCATTCTCTATCCAGGGCATTGCGCGCCTTCCGGTGTCTACGACATCGAGCCTCCGCGATCAGAATGCCAGTAATCAAAGAAAACTGTTACAACCCAGTTCCTTATGACAGCGCCACGAAATAGGAGGCGGATCCGGGGGAAATGGTTCCCATATTGATGGACGCAGGGAGCGAGGTTTGCCCAGTCGGGCCGTTGGCGAATCGGAGCGAAGCCCCTGTAACGCCCATGTTGAGGCCCGAGGATGAGTTGTTGCTGGCGGCCGTGAACTGGGGGATGGTCGTCCCGTTCGCCACGAACGCGATGAAGTAGTCGCCGGCCGCGGCGTTGTACGGGGTTGTCAGCGACATCTTCTTTTCGCCGATCGTGGACCAGGCCGTGGACTGGTCCGCCGTGACAGCAACGCGGGCACCGGCAGTCGTGTAGAGGCCGGCGAAGCACTGGTTGGCCGTGAGCGAGGTGCCGCCGGATGTCAGGTGCATCCAGATCCAGCCGATGGTGACCGGCCGCTTGAGCCGGACCTTGATCATGCGGACGCCGCCGGACTCCGGCTGGCCGCTGCTTCGGAGGTGCTCAAGACCGCATGACCATGTGAACATGCCGTGGTCACCGGGGCCGTACTGGTTGTCGAGGTTGGTACTGGCGGTGACGTAGGTGTTGGCGAGGTCCGGGATCTGAGAGACGGGCACCTTGGAGGCGGAGTCCAGCGTGGCGACGCCGGATGCCGCACCGCGGGTGCTGGTCGCGACGTAGGTCCCGGAGAGGTCAGGAACTTGAGCGGTGGGGATCTTGCTGGACGCGTCGAGTGTGGCGACACCGGACGCGGCGCCGGCCGAGGTCTTGAGGATGTATCGGGCGTCCGCCTGTGCCTGGCTGAGGCCGACGTTCGTCGGGGGGAGCTGGGCGCTGGGCACCTGGCCGTTGGCATCGAGTGCGGCTACGCCGTTGGCGGCCCCGACCTTTGAGGCGTCGAGGACGGCTTGGCCGCCTTGGGAAAGCGTTCCCTCGACGACAGCGAGCGTGCTCGGTCCGACGCGGCGCAGTACGACGTCCGGATCGGAGGTGCCGTCGCCGAAGGTGAGTTCCCCGTCGGGGCTTACGGCGATGCGCGGCTGGGAGTCGGTGTCCTGCTGCACGGTGAGCGCGGGCCCGCTGCTGAGCGGTATGGACAGGTTCACCGGCTGGCCGAGCCGCTGATATCGGGCGTCGGCCAGGGCCACCGTGAGCAGGTCTGCGGCGGACAGGGACGCGGTGTCCTCGAAGGTGGTCAGTTGCTCCTGGACGAAGGCGTCCGGGTAGGAGTAGGGGGCCATCGTGCTCCTTGCTGTGCCCGGTCAGCGTTCGCCGGCTCCCTGCGCGGGGATGTACTGCGCGAAGACGCTGTCCGCGGTGATCTCGTCGGGCTTGACCTCGACGGCCGTGATCGAGACGAGTACGTCTGCGCGACGGATCTGGCCGAGGATGCTCATCTGGGTGATCCGGAAGAGCCTGCCGTCGTAGGCGATGCGGTCCCGGAGGTAGCGGTCGTGATGGATGTCGGCCTGGGTGATGCCGGTCTTCTGGACCTGGTCGAAGCTGGCGGTGACGTCCAGGGTGTCGACGGTGTAGAAACCGCGGTCGCTCTCCTGGTCGCCCTTTTCCACGTGCGTGGCGTGCAGGACAGGCACCGGCCATGGCCCGTCGTAGGCCAGGCCGCCTGCGTCTCCCTCGTCGTAGATATCGTGGGAGACCGAGCGCAAGTGGGAGAAGCGCCACCAGGAGATGACGTCTCCCATGTGGCGCTGCCAGGCCCGTAGGCCGCGGTCGATGCGCTCGGTCTCCTCGGTTGCGCTGAACCGTCCCCGTTTCCAGTCGGCTCGGCTCATGCAGCCCACCCCGGATAGGTCGGGTTGGGGATGCCAGACGGGTCGACGTCGTGCTTGTCGATCTGCGGCAGGACGCGCTCGGGGTAGGCGTGGTCGTCGAACTCGCGGTCGACGTAGATCGGCACGTAGCGGCCGGTGGTGCGAGACACACGGCGCAGCGTCGCCATTTCGATGCGGAACAGGCCGATGTTCAACTGTCGGCAGAGTTCCTCGTACCGATCGGTGAGGACCGAGATCTGGTGAAGGACCTGCGTGTATCGCTGTCCGCGGTCGACGTGGGTGCCCTCGCCCGTGGATATGTTCACGTCCGACGAAGCGTCCGTCGCCACCGCCCAGAGGGCGTTGATGACGGTGAGCAGTACGACCGGCAGCTCCTCGACATCCGGCAGGTTCTCCAGCGTGAGCGGCTCATCGGCGTAGCGGATGAACCCGTTCTTGCTGCGGTACCTGACCGTGACGTGCCTGTTGTGGCAGTGCTGGAGCTCGGCGTCGCGCAGGTGCTGGGTGAGTTCCTCGTCGGTGAACATGCCGGCAGCCGCGCCCTCAACGATGAGGACCTGGCCGAGTGGGAGTGGAGCGCGGCTGCCGAGGAGCGTGACGCGACCCTCGCGCCCGTCCACACGGTAGTCGGTGCCGACTACCAGGTCGGTCAGCGTCCCGCCGTTCAGCACGCTGACGCGGGTCAGGGTGACGTTGACCGCGCTCAGGTCGTAATCCGTCAGCTCTCCTGTCCCAGAGAGCACGTCGCGGAAACTGGTGCCGAAGTCGCCTAGCTCTCCGCGTATTCGAGAGAGGAGCCTAGTCAGTTCTGCCATGAGTCCAACCCAACTGCCAAGCCAGCCGTGCTCAGCATGAGGTTCTCGTTCTGCGAGGCGGAAACAGGTGTGTCGAGTTGCCAGACCGCCATCACCCCACCGCCCGTGCCCGTGGCCGCGCTGACCAGCGCTGCGTGTGTGGCGACGGCTCCCATTCCCCCACTGGCCGTGAACGGTCCAAAGAACACGGGGGCCGAATTGCTGACGCTCGACCCGCCGCCAAGTGGTGACGTGGCCACGGAGAAAGGCAGCGGCTGCCGGCTGTACCCGGTGGCGGTGATCTCGACGGCCGCCATGTCGGTCATCGCCGTCCGCCGGCCCGGATCACTGGTCAGCAGAGCCAGGTACAGCGTGCCCGTACCGTCTGTGCGGCCGGTGGTGAGCCCGTTCAGCCAGGCGCCGCTAGTGTCGGCCTTGGTCTGCGCCGAAAACTCGTTTAGGAAGGCCACAGGCAAGTAGAAGGCGACCCCCGACAGCCCCTGTTGCTGGTACAGCTTGACGAGGTACGACCGCAACACGGTGGGGGACGGTACCTGCGCCGTGGTGGCAGTGGACGTCACGAGCTGGAGCGCAGCACGCTCCGCGACCTGGGTCAGATATCCCGCCATCAGTCCACCTTGATCGTGAGTGTGCCGGCCGACGCCAGCAAGGACTCGCCCTGAGCTGCGGTGACCGGAGAGTCCAGGGGCCACACCGCGAGGACCGCAATGTCTGTGCCGGTCGCTGCGGTGACCAGCGCCATGTGCGTCACGGCACCACCGGATCCAGTGGCGTCGGTGAAGGGACCGAAGACCACGCTGCTGGACAGGGACGCCTGGGCAGGTGTTGCTGACTCCACGACGAAGGCCGCCCCGTTCTTCGGAGCCGACATTTGAACGGCCTGACGCTGGTAGCCAACTGCGGTCAACTCGCTGGACAAACCCGTAGCCATGTTGCCGGGATTGGAAGTGCACAGCGCCAGATACAGCGAGCCGCTCGGGTCTGCTGGACGGGCCTGTATCTCGGCGCGCACGGCCGCGGATCCTTGGGAGTCGACCTGGTCCAGGAGCGAAAGCAGGTATGCCTTGGGTGCCCAGACACCGATGGTCGGCTCGGCCATGTGCCTGATCAGGTGCGCCTTCAGCAGACGGTCAGCCACCGGATCGGTCCCCGAAGCAGCGTTCTCGCCACCGCCGGTCATCAGCGTCAGAAGGGCCTTACTGGCGTACCGGGTGAGGTATCCGGGCATCACTCACCACCCGGCGGGGTGGGGTCGGCCATCTCGGGGTCCGGGTTCTCCGGAGGCGGTGCTGGCGGAAGGTCGGATTCGAGCGTGAAGGACTCGTCGAAGGCGGACAGAGCGATGGCCAGGGTGCGCTCGATGGTCGTGCCGGGGAAGGTCAACGCATCCGCATAGGTACTGATCACCACGTTCTCGGTCGAGTAGCCGACGCCGGCTGTGCCGGGCTCGACCTCTTCGACCGGTGTCACCACGGCGCCCTGCGGTAGGGAGCCGACCCCAGCGCCGTATCCGCCTTCAGCCATCAGGACGTATCGCTGTCCGAACTGGATGTCACTCACAGATGTCTCCTGAGAAGAGAAAGGGGGGAGAGGGAGTGGATCCCTCTCCCCCGCGGTCGCGTGCTGGCTCAGTGCCAGAGCAGGCCCTTCTCCTCCAGGTGGTTGGCGACGAACGCCGGCACCCGGTACTGCACACCGGTCTCGAAGGTGAAGTAGTTGCCCTGGCCGATCACGACGTCGTTCAGGTCAGCGTTGACGCGGATGACACGGTCCGACTCCTCGACGACGACCGGCTGCTCCTCGACCTCGGGCTGGGGGCCATCGACCAGGTCGACGACGGTGTCCGCCTTCTCGGACTCCGCGACGACCGTCGCCGTCGCCATCGACTTCGCGCGCTCCTTGGCCTCGGTGTCGCGCTCGCGGGCGAGCTTCTCGGCGGTGCGGCCGGTGAGGTCTCCGGCGGGCTTGCGGGCAGTCGCCATGTGGTTCTCCTACTCAAGGGAAGTTTGGTGCGAACCCGCAGGCAGGCCTCCGAGCGAAGACCTGCCTGCGGGGGGTGACTGCGAAGCCCGAGCTTCACAGTCTCGAAGACTCAGTTGGTCTCCGCGATGACGACAGAGGCGTCGGTGATCAGACCCAGGCCGAAGATCGAGTACCAGGCCAGGAGGTGCTCACGGCCGAAGTCCTGGACACCGCCATCACGCAGCTCGACCGGCAGGGAGATGGCGTGACCGAAGGCGTTGTCACCGATGCAGATGCTCTGGTAGACGTCCGCCGGGGTCGTGCCGTTACCGTTGCCGATCTTCTTGACCTGCGTGGTCTCGATGAAGATCACGTCGTCGATCCGACCGATCTCACCCAGGCTGAAGGCACCCGGCTGCGCGTACTTGCTGGACTCGATCCAGGTCGGGTCCTCACGCAGCCAGCGGGACTGGTGCGGGTGGACGAAGCACACGTAGACATCGCCGAGCCTCGGGATGTTTCGGGTCGCGAGGGTTTCGACCATGTCCTTCACAAGCGCGCTGGTGAACCGGTAGTTGCCGGTCAGGCCGGCACGGTTCGCGGACGGCGCACCCTTGTCGTACGGCGAGATGCGGGTCGGTGCGTTGCCAGTCGTAGCGAACTTGTCGTAGCCGTACAGGACCGAGCTGGCCTGAAGCAGGGTGTCGCGCGCCTGTTCGTCGAGGTACTTCGCCATGTTTCGGCCCAGGAGTCGGGATCCCGAGGCGAGGACGTCGTCGAACGAGGAGTTGAGCAGTAGCTCCGACACCGCGATGGCGTAGCCGTGCTCGCTGACCGTGATGCTGAACTGGGACGCGGTGAGGGCGTGCGTCTCCATGCGGACGCCTTCGACGAGCTGGGACGCGTTGCCCAGGTTGTCGTAGCGCATGAAGTGGATGGTGAGACCGGGGCTGACCCCGAGTTCGGTCTTCTTGACTGCGAACTGCTCGACAATTCGCGCTTGTTACCCGCCGGCTGCGGGGCCAGGTCATTTCTGCCTGACTCTTACGGTTTTCCATCCCGCAAGATCGGACTATATCTTCACCTCCAGCTCCAGCTCACTTCTCACCTAAGAGCTGGACCTGTAGGAGGTGCCTCGCGTGTAGTCTCTACGGAGTCCCAGGTGTTGGGTTCCCTCGGTATTCCCCGTGCTACGAATGATTGCTACGAGGAGGAGGGGTTCACCGATACAGCGTGGTTCTCACTAACCCATCGCTAGGTTAGGCGGCCCGAGACCGGAGAATCGGCATCGACTGAAACAGGATCTCCTTCGACCAGAGTTCCTGGATCGCCGGAGAGAGTTCAGAGTTCGTGCCGGAGTAGTTCGTCGGAGACGCCGACAGATTCGGCGTACCGGTGATGGCAGATGCCATGCTGTGCTTCCCTTACTTGTGCGGCGGGTTAGCCGAACATGCCCTGACGCGCGGAGGCGGAGGCAGCCGGCAGGAGCTGACCGCGGAGCTTCGCGTACTCGGACATGGGCATGTTCTTGATGTCGCCAGCGGAGTACTGGCGGTAGCCGGCGTCCGTGTCGGCGGGACCGACGCCGTAACCGGTAGGAGCGGTGCCTCGCATCTGGGCCCGCGCGGCGACCTGTGTCTGCTGGATCTGGGCGACGATCGCCGAGGACTTCTGCTTCATCAGCTCGATGCTGGAGCGCAGTTCGTCTTCGGTGTTGCCCTGGACCAGGTCGACCAGCTCGGGCGCGATGTCGTCGGCAGCCTGGGCGAGCATCTCGGCGCGGACGTTCTGGAGGCGGTTGTACTCCTGCTCGCGGGCGAAGAGCTCGCGGTCGGTCTCGTACTTGGACTGGAGCTCGGTGAACCGGCGCTCCCACTCCTCCTCGCGCTCCTTGAGCAGGCTCTTGGCGGACAGTTCCGCCTGTCGCTTCGCCTCTGCCTCGTCCTCGGCGGCCTTGCGGGCGGTGGCCTCGGCGGCTTCCTTCTCCTCGCGGGCCTTGCGGACAGCTTCCAGCTCTTCCTTGGTGGCCTTGAGGATCTCGTCCTGCTGGCTCAGGCGGCCGTAGAGCTTCTCGCGCTCCTCGCGCCGGACCTTCTCCAGGTCCTCGGCGGTGAAGCGTCCCTCAGCCGGGGTTTCCTGCGGCGGCTCGGGGACGACCGGGATGGTGATGACCTGGTCGTTGGGGCCGTTGTCGGACGCAGGGGCGGGGGCGTTGGCCGGAACAGTCATTAGCGCGTCTCCTGGTTACTGGCATCCTCCGAATTTCGGCTCTGCGGCAGCTTGGTGCCGTACGCCATGGTCACGAATTGGTTGATCAACGATTTGGTGTCCACACCGAGGTCGATCCCGGTTGCTCCGGGAAGAACTCCGGTCTGAGCATTGCCAGCGGGCGATCCGGACTGATCCGGGTTTCCCCCGCTTGACGGAGCTGGCTTACCACTTTCCTCAGTAGCAATTCCAGTCATCTGGAGAATAGCAGAGGAAATGGTCGCCTTGATAAGCTCCAGGGCTCCCTGCTCTACAACGTCCCGGCGCTGCTCGCTGAACATCTCTTCCAGGCGCTCGTCGGGGAATTCCTCCCCGAGTTCGACGAGGGCGTTTCGCTTGGATTCCAGACCGATTGCGAGCTTGGCCTGGATTTCGTTGAGCTTGACGAGGTTGTCAACCGGGAGCGGACTCGGCCATACGCAGTCGACGTTGTAGACGTCTGGGTCGTTCGGGTCGATGATGTCGGGCTGGGCGTCTTCGGTCTTGATGCCGTCGGTATAGGGGTCGTACAGCAGTGTCTGGGGCTCGTGACAGAACAGGGTGCGGAGCACCAGCTCGTTGATCCGCTTGATACCGACCCCGTAGTTGAGCTGCTTCAGGGCATTCTTGTTGATCAGCGGATACCACTGAATGGAGAGGGCAACTCCCGACGTGTTGGAAATCGGCTGCATCTGCCCCAGGGCGCTTTCCGGGACGCCCGTGATTTCGTGCATCGCGAGCTTCAGCGTCTGGATGTAACCCATCGGACCGTTCAGGTCGACGCCGTTCTCCAAGTTGTAGACCTTGGCCTTTTCCGGCAGGCCGCCCCAGATTTTGCGGGGGCCGCGTTCCAGATTGGTCGCCTTGGCGCCCTGGATGATCGTCGTCGGGCTGGCGTGGTAGTTGATGATGTCCGAGACGTCGGTCATCTTCTCGTTCAGCTCGCGGTTGATCGAGATGATGTCGCCGATGTCGGACAGGCCCCAGGGCGAGCCGGACACGGATATGTTCCGGATGTGAGCGACGGGGATCATGCCGAGGGGGTTGGGCCTGGCGTCGATCAACTCGTCGTTCAGGTACTCCTCGATCTCGGTGTCCGTGATGACCTCGGTGTAGGTCATCACTGTCCGAGCTCCGTCGGCGCCCGTGGTCCAGAACTTGTACTTCAGCTTGAACCGGATCAGCCGGTCGCGGTCGTGCGGGTGATACTCAGGGAAGCAGTGCGCGGAGTTCAGCGGGAGGACGCGGACGCGGCCCGGATGGATCCCGCCGGCAGTGTCGACCCACTGCGGCTCGTAGGCGATCTTGACGAAGGAGTCGCCCGTGACGCCACCCTGTTCGCCAATGGAGTTCAGCAGGGACTGCTTGTCGTTGTCGACCTCCCAGACCCTCTTCAGCAAGGCCGGCACGATGTGTTCGTACCGCTTGGGGACCGCGAACTTCACACCCTTGGAGAAGCAGAAGTTGGTGATGTAGCGCGAGAAGGTGGCCACATAGTTCAGGGTGATCTGCGGCTCGCCGGCTTCTCTCCTGTAGGCCCAATGGTGCCCGAGGAAAAACGCGAAGTTGGTGGCGTACCGGTTCAGTCTCGGGCCATGAACTTCGAATTCCTCGTCGCTAAGCTCGACCAGGCCCAGAGGACTGATGGAGATGGTGAGGTCCGAGCCGGCCGCGCGCTGATTCGGCGGAAAGAAGGCGAAGGACAACCGACACATCCTCGACTAAGCACCGAATGGTGCACCTGTAGGGAGGCGCGGTGCTACGAGTTGATGTGACGAATTGCGCTATGCCCAATCCTCACACGGAGGCTGGTTCGAGTGTTAGCGGGAAAAGGAAAGCCCCTCTGCCATCCAGAGGGGCTTCCAGCGGCCAGTGGTCAGTCCGACGTCTTGGCGTAGTTCGGGCGCTCCTGGTGGCCGCCATCTCGAACAACCTGCTCGAACCGCAGTTCCGCACCATGGCCAGCGCCGTGAGCGAAAGAGCCGAGGAACTCCGGGGCCTCGGGCCAGGCGGCGGACCCGACGTGGGCTCGCTCGCGCATGGTCTCAGCCGCAGGCTTCTCGAAAACGTTCAGGTTGTGGTTGTTTCGACCGGGGGCCGTCTGGTAGCCCTGCATGACGCCCTTGCCGAATTCAGACGGGATGTCCGTGTCGGTAGCGATTCCCTCTTCGAAGCGAAGTCGACCGCGCCGTGCAGTATTCGCGCCATGCTTGACGCCGTAGTCGTAGTTGCCCTTTTCCGCGAAGTCCGGAGTGGGCGCCAGGTTCCCAGCCATGCAATCCTCTATTCCTTGCGAGACGTCTCAGATCAAGGTTGAGGCAGATTATGGAATTGTGTTAACCGTCGCAGGAGTATCGGCGCACGGGAGGCGGCCACGAAACATCAGGTTATGAAGTAACGCGGCGTGTTAGTTCGCAAAGCTGGCGGCCGGTGGTCGTGATGTCGTATCGGCGTGCGTTCTTGAGAGCCGCGCCGGTCAGCGCTTGACGCCGGTGAAAGTCCCGGCTCATCTCGTCCAGAGCCACGGCCAGCGAGCGCGGGTCGCCAGGAGTGTAGGGAACGCCAGAGATCCCGAGAATTTTCCTCACACCGGGAAGATTCGAATAGACGACTGGAAGACCATGGGCTTGTGCCTCAATAAGGACGAGCCCGAAAGCCTCCAAACCCCTGGTGGTGAATACGAAGGCGTCGAAGCTCGGCAGGCGTTGCCACAGTTCGGCGCGGGGTAGGAACGGATGAAAATGAACCCGGCCGCTCAGCCCGAGTTCGAGAGTCCGTTGTTCCAGATGTTCCCGGAGGATGCCGTTGCCGATCACGGTCAAGTGGTGTGGCTGATTGGTTAGCGCGAGGGCGTCGACTGCTGTGATCGTGGATTTGTTGTCGTCCAGACGGCCAGCGTGCACAAGGGACAGTGGGCCGGTTCCGGTAAGCGGTCGCTCGCGGACGCGGGCATCGCTCAGCCGGATGCCCCACGGGATGACGGTGAGTCGGCCAGTGAATCGGCGCCCGGTGAGGCGGTCGATGCGGTCGGCCAGGGCCGCGGTCGGGGCGACGATCGCGGTGCTTGCAGCGGCGACTTCGTTCAGGGTTTGGCACTCCTGCACGCTGCGCTCGGCTGCCATGACCTCAGGGCCGTGGGCGATGGAGATGATCGGGATACTGTCAGCGGTTCGGGTGAAGGCCAGGCTGAGAGCGAAGCCGAGGTACTGGGCGTGGATGGCATGGGGCCGGGTCTTCTCGATGTGCGTCCCGACCTCACGCGTCAGCTCGTCGACGTAGGCATCGAACTCCGGGCCTTGGGGGCGTTTGGTCGTAGAGAGGGGGACCATCTGAGCAAAGGCGGCACTCCATACCTGACCGACGGGTTCTCTGCCGAGGAAGGTCGTGTGTGTCTCGGGCATCGCGCGGTAGAGGTCGTTGGCGAGGATCATGCTGCCGGACGAAGGCTCGGAGACGCGGTTGATGCCAGTCAAGATGTTCAGGGGCTCGGTGGTCATGTGGGTACCCCGCTCTTGGGTGACCGTTGGGTGGGGATCGGTGATCGGGTGACCGGGGCCGGCTCGACTCGTGACTCGTAACTGGCACTGTGCGTCTCGCGCTGGCGAGGTGGTGCCCACCACGACGCGAGGTGCGGGGTGAGGACGGCCTCGATCTCCTGGTCCGGGTGCAGGTAGCCGTTGCTGTCTCGCCGTGCCGTCCATACTCGGACTGTCGATCGAGGGTAGGCCGGATTGATCCCTATCTCTCCCTTGGGGATGACTGCGTTGAACGGGGCGGGGATGCCTTCGCTGTTCCAGTAGTCCCACGCCTCCAGCGCTTTGGCCTTCTCGAAGTAGTGGTACAGATGTTGGTAGCGGGCCATGTACCGGATCTCGCGGAAGATCATCTGGCCGATCAGTCCGGGCGCGGCTTTCTGGATCGTGCCGAGATCAGCGCCCTGGAAGGTGACTGATGCCGCGTCCTGGGAAGGATGCAGCGTAGTCATGGCGAACAGGTGGGACAGTCGTCGCCGCACATACTCGGCGGCTCCCGGGGCGAGAGCCGGCTCGATGCCCTCGATGAGCTGGACGAGCCGGTGGTGGCGCGGGCTGAAGCGGGCCAGGTCGAACAACTTGTCCATGCCTTCCACGGCGGCGAAGGCAAGTCGCTTGTAAAGCCAGTTGTTCAGCTCTCCCGCCTGGGCGTGGCTCCTGGTTTCCGGAGTGGTGGAGTGGAGCAGTAGGTACTCGGACAGCACCTCGAAGTACAGGTAGCCGAGGAACGGTACGGCAGACACAGCAGCGGCTAGCTGGTCGATGAACTCGGGTGCCGCAGTGACATGGCCGGCGGCGTTGCGCAGAGCGACGTCGAGGAACGGCGCGGCGGAGCGCAGCCCGGCCTGCACGGCGCGGCCAAGATGGTCGTTCTCGGCCGGGGTGAGAAAGCTTCGGTATCGCAGGTAGGTGCGCAGGTGGATGGTGCCGAGGTGCAGGTAGTCGACGCCCTTGGGCCGGATCGGCGCATCTGGGGCGACTTCCAAGATCATGGGCGTGGCGGAAGGCTTCGTTCGCATCAGGTAGGCGCCGAGGTTGTGGGGGCGCAGTCCCTCACGCTGACGTGCGAGAGGCGAGCAGTACAGCGCACCGACCAGACAGCCGGCGGACACATGCAACTGCCGACTGACTCGAATGGCGTCGATGGCTCGGGTGACGTGGAGCAGGTACATCGGCTGTCCGCTGACGAGCGCATCGGTCATGGCGTTGTTCCGGAGCAGCCAGCCGTTGGGGGTCGAGCTCTCCAGGTAGTGGCGCCAGTCGCTCTCGCTTTCGGCCAGCGACGCAGGAGAGCGACGCTGCACGGGCATGGTGTAGTCCGTGTGGGCGTGGTCCCATTCGTCGCGCAAGGAAACTCCTTGGGATAGGGGATCGACAGCCGGTGAGGGGTACCGCAGAAGGTTAGAGGAGCTCGACGTTCGCTCCGGACATGCGGTTTCGACAGTCGAGTACGTAGGGCGCGCTCTCCTGGACCATCGCGAGGTCGAATCTGGCGTGGTCCATGAGGAGCACCACGGCGTCCGAGGCTGCGGCCTCCTCCGCGGTCGCGTCCACCAGGGGCAGCGTCAGCTTGGCGCGGTCGCCGTCCGGGATGTTGGGGTCGGCGCCGCGGACCTCGGCGCCGAGGCCGATCAGAAGTTCGGCGACTCGTGCCGAGGGCGACTCGCGCAGGTCAGTCGCGTTGATCTTGTAGGTCAGGCCGAGCAGCAGGATCCGGGATCCGCTGACAGACATGCCGCGCCTTTCGAGGGCTGCCACGAGACGCTGGACGACGTAGTCGGGCATGTGGCGGTTCACGTCAGCGGCGAGCTCCACGAAGCGAAAAGGGACGCCGAGCTCCTGCTGGACCTTCCAAGAGAGAAACAGCGGGTCGACGGGCAGGCAGTGCCCGCCGACGCCCGGCCCTGGGGTGAACCGCGTGAAGCCGAAGGGCTTGGTCGCGGCGGCGTCGATCGCCTCCCAGATGTTCACGCCGAGCGGCTTGGCCAGCGTCGCCAGCTCGTTGATCATGGATATGTTGACCAGTCGGAAGGTGTTCTCGATCAGCTTGGCCAGCTCGGCGACCTTCGGCCCGGATACCGGTACCGTGGTCTGGAAGATGCCGTCATAGAAGCCCTTGATCACGTCGAGGGATTTGGCGTCTATTCCAGACACCAGCTTGGGCGTGCTCTCGAACGAGAACCGCTTGTTCCCTGGAGCGATGCGTTCGGGGCTGAACCCAGCTAGGAATTCCACCCCGCCTTTGAGGCCCGAGGTCTCTTCCAGGATCGGCAGCAGCAGTTCCTCGGTGGTGCCGGGATAGGTCGTGGACTCCAGGACCACCGTCGCACCGGGACGGAGGTGCTCGCCCAGCGTCCGGGCGCAGGACTCGACGTAGGTTAGGTCGGGGACGCTGTCCCGCAGTGGGGTCGGCACGGTGATCACCGCGATGTCGAAGCCGGCCAGCGCGGCAGCGTCGGCGGTCGCGGAGTAGGCCCCGGAGTCCAGGACGGTGCGCAGCCGGGAGGAGTCCACGTCCCTTACGTAGGAATGGCCGTCGGCGAGGTGCTGGACGCGGTGCGTGTCCACGTCGTAGCCGACGACACGGTGACCCACCTCGGCGGCGCGTACGGCCAGGGGAAGCCCTACATACCCCTGACCAGCGACAACAACATGCATGGCAGCTCCTACTCGTTTGCGGTGCTTGAATGGACCGTCGTTCCTGGTCTGGCAAGGAGAAGTGCTGTGCCCTTGGTGTCCGTCGTGATGCCCGTGTATAACTCGGCAGCCACCCTTGGCGCAGCCGTTCGATCGGTGCTGACGCAGACCCACAGCGACCTGGAGCTGCTGGTCACCGACGATCAGTCCTCCGATGGCTCCATGGACCTGCTTCGCGGGTTCGCCGAGCAGGATGAGCGCGTTCTACCGGAGTCGGCGCCCGAACGGGGCGGTGCGGGCCGGGCCCGCAACCTCGCGATCCAGCGGGCTCGCGGGGACTACATCGCCTTTCTCGACAGCGACGACATGTGGCTTCCGGAGAAGACCGAGAAGCAGCTCGCCTTCGCCGCGGAAGGTGACGCGCCGCTGACGTTCACCGCGTATTTCAAGATGGACGCCGATTACGACGGCGAGAGCACCGACTGGGTCCCGAACGGGCGGGTGGTTCATGCGCGAGAGCACGTGGACTACCGCGCAATGCTGGTCCGAGACCACATCGGTGCCCTCACCGCCATGTACGACCGCAAGGTCCTGGGCACGAGGCTGATGCCGGAGATGCGCAAGCGCCAGGACTACGCCCTCTGGCTGTCGATCATGCGGGACGGCGCTGACGCCCGGGGCCTGGCAGAGCCGCTTGCGGTGTACAGGGCCCACCAGGCGGGATCGCTGTCCTCCAACAAGCTGTCGCTCGTCCAGTACAACTGGGCCCTGTACCGCGAGCACGAGCATCTGTCGGTCCCGCGGGCGACGCGGGCGCTGGCCGGCGCTGTGTGGCAGTCGCTGCGCAACGCGCGCATCTAGATCGTGCACGGGCTCGGGGAGCCCGGTGCGCGACCGTTGCCGGGGGTGCCCGACCGGGCCCGGTTCCGTGTCGCACGATCGGCGGCTGGACCCGTGGGCGGGCCTCGGCGGGTCACCGGTGCCGTCGGTCGGCTACTCGGCTGAGCCGTCGCCGGCCCTCGCCCGCAGGAACAACTGGAGGAGCAGCCGCCGGTCGCAGACCGGGACGGTCTCCTGACCGCTGTGGAGCGCCTGCCGGCCATGCAGGAAGCGGCGCTGGTTCACGAGGAGGTAGTCCCCGGCCTGGAGCATGAAGGAGACCTGCCCCCGGACGAGCTCCTCGGCGAGCTCCCTGGCAGCCTCGGCGTGCGCTTGGCCGAGCTCGGACCGCTCCAGCATCTTGGCGGTGAACCGGACGAACCCCTCGCCCAGGTCGGAGTCGTCCAGGATCGGGAACGGCTTGTACTCCTCTCCGACTTCGTGGAGGTCGAAGAAGGTCCCGTAGTGGTAGGCCGACTCGGTCAGCAGGGCGCGGCTGGCCTCCGACAGCCGCCCCACCGCCGCATGGGCGTCGGAGAGGATGCTGAGGCCGCCGCCAAGCGGGTCGGGGCGGACGCACAGGAGCGTGGTGTAGTCCGGAGGCAAGGTCGCGTTCACCAGGTCCATGTGGAAGGCGTTGTACCCGATGCCGCTGGACTTGCCGGGGTCCTTGTCGACCTTGACCCCGATGTCCTTCCACAGGAGCCACCGCGGGAAGGGCGAAAACGGGACCGCCACCTCAGCCGCGAAGCCCGTCGCCAGCCGCCGGAACCGGTCGCCGGCCCCCAGAGCCTTGGCGAGGTTCCCGAGGCGCAGCACCGCGTAGCCGCCGCCCTCATCGATCAGCGCGTGGCGCAACGTCTCGGCGATCTCCTCGAACCGCGGGGTCGCCGCCAGCTCGGTCCGGTACCGCTCCATCGTGGACGCCGCCAGGAACGAACCGTCCAGCTCCCACGTCGGGAGAGGAAGATCGATCAGAGCGGCTTCGAGTTCGCCCGGGATGTCAATGAACACGCGGAGCCTCCTGTTTCTTGGGGTTTGCAGGATTCCGGGACCCGGCCGGGTCCCGGGGCTTCAGGTTCGTGCGTCACAGCCATCCCCGTCGAACCGCTTCGACGCCTGCGCGGAAGCGGCTTCCGGTCCCGAGCTGCGCCATCAGCTCGCCCACGCGCCGGCTGTACGTACGGGCCGATATGCCGAGTTGAGCCGCAGCCGCCTCGTCCGTGAGCCCTTGCTCAAGTACACGCAGAACCTCGCGTAGGTGTGGCGGCGCTGGGGGCGACGGGGGTGTTGCCGGGACTCCGTTCGCGCCGGCTCCACACGGTGCCTGGTGGTGCAAGGTGTTCTCCAACCCGGCATCAGAGCAGCCGCGACGATGCCAGGTAGACGGCGTGGGCAGCGGTCCGAGGCATGCCCAGCCGCTGACGGACCCGCGCAGACAGGTGATCCGCCTCGGTGACGTTCATGCCGTACACCTCCGCGTGCGCCTTAAAGGTCCTTCCGGCGGCCAGCGCGCGCAGGTAGGCCATCTCGTCCTCTAGCAAGGGGCCGGGGTCATCGGGCTTCGGCAGGTCCACGATGTCGTTCACCATGGCGATGTAGACCATCGCGGGGCGACAACCTCGCGCTGCACACCCGCGCACGCCTAGCTTGGAGGTGAGGTGTTCGAGCACCGGGGGCAAGCGCCATTTACCCAGGCCCGTCTCGGCACCAATCTCGCTGTTGGAGTGCCCCAGTGCACTGAGTTCGAGAACCCGCTTCTCCTGCTCGGTCAACGGCTCCATTCCCTCCGGCAAGGGAGGTCTGACCAGTGTGTGGATGACGGTGGACATGGATATTGCTCCTTGGTGTGGCGAGCTTGTCGATCACGCTGACGAGCCGTGCCCGTACGTGTCGTTGCAGGGGCCTTCGCAGGTGGCGCAGTCCACCTCATGGACCTGGCCGGGCCGCGGGAGCCGGGAACTCGCCCCCTGATGCAGCGACGCACTCATCGGCGGCGTACTCATGGCCCTTACGACCTGGTCGATTTCCTCAGCGAGCTGGGTGAGCGAGGTCGGGCACGCGGTGGTGTACCTCGTACCCACAGCGATCGGAGGCCGATCACGGAAGAAGACGATTCGCTTGCCGCCCCCGACCAGGACCATGTCCTTCACGCGATGCCGACCTGTGCTCAGAATCAGCACGTCGCCGCGATGAAGTTCGTCGGGGTCAATCGGGCGGGAGCCGCCAATGCGGGTGGCCACAATGACGGGTTCCGGCAGCTCGCGCCGAGACGCCCGCCTCCTGTTCAGCGACAACGGCGGCCGATCGATGTCAAGCGCGGCGGCCACCTTGTCGTTCCGAAGGCGCTCCAGCCGCTTCTCAATGTCGCGGGTCAGCATGCGTGTCCTCTCCCCCGATACTCCATTGCCGGCGTAACGGGATGCTCGTGTTCAGCGCGGTTCGCGACAGCCGAGTCCGGGTCGAGGAAGCCACCCATTAGAAGGTGGTGCAACCAGTCCAGGCACCCTTCACAGCAGTAGAGGGCTCCGTGCTGTCCGTTCCAGACGATGGGACCGACGTAGGTGACCGGGACGCCGTCGCCGTATCCCTGGCACCAAGTGCACATGGGCCCCGTCACCCACTCGATCTCCAGACGCCGTAGGTGAGGTGTGTAGGGCCTGCTCACCGCTCCAGTCCCTCCTCGACCTGGAAGGCGCAGTCAGGGGTATCGGGTTTCCGATGCGCCAGGCGGAGGAATATGGCCGGCCGGCCAGCCCAGCTCACCACGGATCCGTGGTGCTCTACGGACAGCCCGGCCTCCTGGCCGGCCTCCAGGGCGCTCAGCGTCTCTCGAAAGCCGGCATGCAGCCATTCGTCAGCCAGCGCCTTCTGCTCGTCGGCGAGAACGTGCTGCACCTGACGGACCTGGACACGCATCCACCGCGTTGCCACAGCGGCGGTTTCGGCGGGCGATGAGTACTGACGTCGTGGCTCAAGGTCACCGACGAGCCGGATCTCCGCGGTACACCAGATGCCGCGCGCCGTAAGGGGCTGTGCACCGCTCCGGGAGGCGGTCACGGGGAGGGGGTTCGCCTCGACCGGAGCGGTGGTTGTGGGCGCTGCGCTCATTTCGCGCACCGGAAGTCGGCTACGACTCGCTTGCCGCGCCGTACTGAGTAGCCATCGAAGAAAAGGTCGTCGCTGAGGGCGGCGGCGAGCCACAGACCGCGGCCGGAGTCGCTGTCGAGGTCGGGCTCGTGCAGGGGGAGGTCCGGCACGAGGGTGCAGTCGTCGTCGACCTTGAGGCGCACGCCCCAGGTGTAGCGCTCCAGGATCAGAGTGCAGCTCGAAGACGGCACGTGCTCGATAACGTTGGCCAGCAGCTCGGAGAGGACAGTGGTGACGTCCCTCGATCGGAGGCCGTGGCCCCAGAGGTCGAGTACGTGCTCGACGGCCTTGCGCATGCTGGGTACCTGCTCCCGGCGCAGGCCCGGCATCGGGACCACGAGAGGGTCGGCTTCCTTCACGGCTTGGGTGATCTCCAGCGCGAGTGCGGAGTCCACGGCGCCTCCAAGGTGGGAGCAGCACAAAGGATCTTGTAGCGCTCCGAACCCGCCGGAGCACTTAACGTCACGAGAGCATCGTGCTCCAGCTTCTGAGGGACCGTCAAGGCAGATGACTGTCAATTGCCAACTCAGTTGACTTGGCATATGCATTGGAGGGCAGGGCTAGCAGGATCGGCAGACGCCTCTGCGGTAGCCTCTCCCCGACTCAGTAGGTGGAAGGAGGGCTGGTGGCAGGCACCAACACGCAGTTGATGGCCCGCGTCGCGCTCGGCCGCGCCCTGCGCCGGCTTCGCGAGGAGACCACCGACCTGAATATCAAGGCGGTGGCCGAGCACCTTGGTTGCGACGATTCCCTGATCAGCCGAGTCGAGACCGGCAAGCGGGCGTGCAGCCAGGAGCTCTTCGAGGGTATGACGCGCCTCTACGGGGTGTCCGGCCAGCAGCTTGAGGAGCTGGCGGAGCTCCACGCCGCTACCCGCGAGCGAGGACAACCGTGGTGGGCGCGCTACAACGAGATCATCAGCGCCAACTACGAGCGGTTCCTCGGCTTCGAGGCGTCCGCCGCGGATGTGCTCGAATACCAGGTAGGCATTCTGCCTGGGCTCCTGCAAACTGAAAGATATGCGCGGTCCGTGACCAGCGTTGGCTTCGCTTCACTCGGCCCCGATCAGGTGGACGGCCTGGTTGAGGTTCGAGGGATAAGGAAGCGGCACCGGCTCCTGGACGCGGACGAGCCGCTGAGATGTCGGTACGTGATCAGCCAAGCGGTGCTCCACTTCCAGGTCGGTGGACCGGAAGGCCACCGGGAGCAGCTTCAACACCTGTTGGAGCTGTCGGAGATGGAGACGGTGGATCTGAGGGTGATCCCTTATGAGAAGGGAGCGGATGGAACTCAGACAGGAGCGTTCACGATCTTCCGCTTTCCGAACCCCGACGTACCTGACGTGGCCTTCGGCGAGTCCGTAGCCGGTAGCGTACTGATGGATGACCCGCGAGATCTTCGGCGGTTGCACCGCTTGTTCAGCACGCTCGCCGATGCCGCTTTGCCACCCGATAAGACCCGCGATCTGATCGCACGTATCAAGGAAGACTGACATGGAGCAGCAGCAGAAGCAGGACCTCTACAGCATCGACCCCGCAACGCTGGCATGGCGGAAGAGCAGCTTCACCGGCAACAACGGCCAGTGCGTCGAGCTGGCTCCCCTGCCTGGTGGCGGCGTCGCCATCCGTGATTCGAAGAACCCGGAGGGCCCCCACCTCTGCTACACGGCGGGCGAATGGGCCGCGTTCGCGCAGGGCTGGGAGGCCGGCGAGTTCACCGACCTCTAGCCTTCACAGCGCGAAGGCCCCCCGAGCACTGCTCGGGGGGCCTTTCCTCTGCGCCCTCAGACGCCGCCCAGCCGGTGGCTGAGGGCATAGATCCGTGGCGGCCGAATCGGCGTGTACTCGGCTTCCACCACCAGGTCGTGCAGCCGGAGCGGTCCGACCGCGTTGTACGGGACGGAGATCATGAACTTCCGGCCGCCGGGCACGACCTCGTGCACGGAGTACAGGAACGGCTCGTCGAGGTCGGGATCGTCACCGGCCGGCAGGTCGACACTGAGCGCCCCGTTGACGACCTTGACCCGACGCGCGTTAGGCACGACCACGTCCCCCGTCGACCGGTCCCGGTAGCGGCGGTTGGCCTGGATCAGCACGCTGCCGGGAAGTGGCTGCCCTCCCTCGACCATGTAGGTCGCCCGCACGGTCTGGATCGCGATGTCGGCCGGGTAGGGGGCCGGCGGGTTTGCCTCCGGGTGTCCCGGGCCGGCGAGCTGATTCTGGCTGGTCCAGCCGATGATGTTGTACGGGTCGTTGGGGTCGTAGGTGTGGTAGTTCGGGTCGATCGACACGTGGCTCCTTACGCGGCCCGGGAGAAGAAGAAGTTGCTCTCCTCCTGCACTTCGGGCATGGACAGGTCAGCGGTCATGAAGCACGCGTTGGCGAGGGAGTCCACGTAGTCGTCGTGGGCGCCGGTCTCCTCCGGAGCGTGAACGATGACGTTGGGGCCCTGGAATTCGAGTTCGGCGTCTTCCATCTGCGTATGGAAGCGCTGGAAGACCTTCGTCCTCTTCACCTTCGAGTGCGCCGGCCAGGAGAGGTTGTCCGTCCGCATCAGCTCCATGAGGTGCTTCCACCGCTTGGACTGGGCACCTCGGTCGGAAGGCAGGTCAATGATGTCGACGCCGGGCATGAGGACCCGCAGCCTGCTGGCCACCACGTCACCGATGCCGCCTGCGTCGATGCCGATGGCCAGCACGTTGTAGTTGGACAGGAAGTCGACGATCCGGAAGTACTGTTCCTCCCACCCGAGTCCCGACAAGTCGAGCCAGTTCAAGATCCTATGCTCGTACTGGCCGAACTCGTTCGGGTAGTCCCAGTTGACCCAGACGACGGTGACGACGGTGGCGTCCTGCTTGCGGGCGGGGTCGATGCCGACGATGACGGGGGTCCTATTCCAGGCCGGCACGGTCTGCATCGACCGGTCCCCCAGCTCTTCCATCCGCTCGCTGGTGGTGAACATGCCTCGGTCGAGGAGCCACTGGAGGCGGTAGGAGAGGCGGAACTCGTCGGAGTCCTCGCCGATGGTGAGCATCTCACCGCGGATGTAGACGCCGTAGTCCGGGTGTGCCTTCGCCACGTCCCGCCAGGTGGCTTCGAAGTGGTTGGGCCGGGCAGCGCGCCGGGTCGCGAACCGCTTGTTCTGCTGGATGATCTTGTAGAAGATCCCCTTCGTGTAGGTGGGGGTCCCCGTGAGGATCATCGTGCCGCGGGTGCTCGCGAGCATCGGGCTGATCGACTTGTTGACGACCTTCTCGTCGGCGACCTGAGCCTCGTCGATCAGCACCACGTGGTAGGTGCGTCCCTCGATCTGGGCCCTGGGGTGGCAAGTCTGCTTGCGGACGAGACTGCCGCACTTCACCAGCCGCAGCTCCTTGCCCTTGCCGACGACCTTCTCGTCGATCTCCGGGTCGGCCATCAGCTCCAGGGCGCGCTCGGACGTCAGCCGGCTGACGATGCGGCCGTAGATGTTGTCCGCCATGTCATCCACCGGAGCAAAGGCCCCGAGCCACACGCCCTCTGCGAACCGGCCCAGCAGATTGGGAAAGATCGGCGCAAGGCGCGGGAACATGATCAGGACCGCGGCGAGCGTGTTCGCGAGGGTCTCGGACTTGCCGGACTGCCGGGCCCAGCAGGCGGTGATCTTGGCGGTGTCGCCGAGGATCATCGACTCCAGGATTCGCCGCGCAAGTGGGACCTGATAGTCGCGGAGGGGGTGTCCGCTCAACTCGTCGATGACGAGGAGCATCTTCTCGATAATGCGGTCGACGGTCTCCTGGGATATCTCGGAATTGACAGGGAGTTGGAACTCCTCGTCGTCGCCCTCGACGTCTGTTCCACCGACGACCTTCAACGCCATGAATTACCCCGCATCGCTCCAATTGGTGCAATCAGGGTAAGAAGGGTCTATGGAATTGTGTTAATCCGGCGGGCAGAACGGACGGTCCGGAATATAGGGCGGCGCCGTCCCAGTGGTATGCGCCACCACGAAGTCCACGCAGGAGTTGAACGGCGCAATCCAGAGGTGCCCGACCTTGCGAACGGGGTCGGGCGGCATACCCAACTCCGCCTGGTACCGGTAATCGGGGTGCGGCTTCCCAGTGAGACGCGACCTCGCTACGACATGGCCCTGCGGTACACCATCGAGCTGGACCTCGTACTTGGCATGGTTCCCCCTCTTGGGCACCGCCTCCCAGCCCTGGCCAGCCGGCTCGCCGGGGACGTTCACTGCGCGCCAACCGTAGCGCTCCATGGCGTCTTCGACGATCCTGATGAAGTCCATACCCGCCCTTTCACCTGTTACCACCAGCCTACTTGCGCACACCTGATCAAAGGCCTAGTTCGGCAGCTACAGTTGCTTCACACTTCGCACACAGACCGGGGGCGGTAATGGGAATCGACTGGGGAGCGCAGGACAACTGGGCTCAGCGCATAACGCGAGAGGCTGACTCGGTCCGCTCCGTCCCCGGCCACGGCCTCACTGACGGGCAGGCCTACCTCGTTGCCGCCGGCCGCGTCGTCGAGCGCCGGCTGGTGTTCATGTACCGACTCATGATCTGGGGCGGCACACTCCTGGCCCTGTACGTCGGTTCATTCACCTGGTACGACTCGGGCAGCTTCCGCGACTCCCTCGCCCCCATGGCCATCACCATGTGGATCTTCTCGGCGATCGTCTTTCGCCTGACCCGCCGCATGCGCTGGGCCGGCTTCAGCGTCGGCCCCTACGCCCGCGAGGTCGAGTCCTCGCTGCGCCGGGCCCAAGGAGGCATCCACCTCATCACGCAGTCAGGCGGCATCATCCTGGCCAGTCTCTTCTTCTACGCCATCTGCGTCTCCTGGGCCTTCCCGCTCAGCTAGCCCGGACAGCACCAAGCCCCAACCCGTCAGCTCGGGTTGGGGCTTTCCCACGCCTTCTGTCGCTCCTGAAGCTCGCGGACGATGGCCGCCAGGGCGACGACTCCGTCCACGGCTTCTGCGAGGGCCTCGTCGCTCGGAGCCTTACGGTGCCGGTACAGCGCCGCGGCGATCGTCGAGCCCGTGATGTCAGCCGTGTCCAGCAGTTCCACGAGCGGCAGCAGCTTGACGCGCCGCTCCGCTCTCTCCAGCAGCCGGTGTGCCGGCCAGAGCCGCTCGATCAATCGTCTCAGCTTCATCCGTCCAACCCCAGCATCTGTAGCAGCTCCCATTCCTCGTCGGTGTCCTCGCTCCGGCGTGCCACCTGCCGGCGGGCCAGGTCCTCGTCAGTCATCGCGGCCGGGGATGAACGGCTTCGGGCTGCCCAGAACCGCCACCAAGGCGTGGTCCTCGCTCGGGAGCGTCCCGGTCCACCGGCCAACGCCGATGCCCTGCCCGAACGGCAGCCGGATGACGAGGGTGTTGCCGCGGCGAAAGGGCTCCCTCATCTCCTGGGTCCATGTTCTGTAGGCGAACGGGAATTCCTTGAGGGTGGGGACGCGGCGCACGAAGAAAGGAAGTCTCATGCGCCGCACCCTAGTGGCGGATTTCCGATTGTGTTAGCGGATGCGCCGGTATGGGTGGCCTTCGAGGGCCTTATTGATGATGTTCCTGCCTTCGGACCCGGTACGGCGCACGTTCTTCCACACATTCGGACTCACGCGGTAGTACTCGTAGACCGGCCCGCCCGGCTTTCCGCGCCCGTCCTCGCCGTTTCGGAATTCGACTCGAAGGGTGTGGGACTTCGAGTCGTAGCCGGCGGACACGGTCCGTGGGCGGTCGCGGTTGATGGTGTGGTTCGGCCAGGTGCTGAAGGTCAGGAGCTTGTCGGTGTTGCCGGTCTTCTCGAACTCCTCCAGGGCCGCGCGAGTCTTGGGGCGCATGTCCCGGCGGTCGTACTGCTGGAGCCGGTCGACCTGGCGCTTGGAGTAGCGGCTGCCACCCAGGGCCGGCTCGGGCAGTGCCTTGACCGGAGGCGGCTTCCATCCGCGGTTAGGCATCCTTCTTGCCTCCTGGGTTCTGTACGGTCCACCCGACGGGGTGCTGATCGCCCGCAGGGTCGATCTCTACGCCCTGCTTGTGCGGGCAGAAGCGGCCGGCCTGCACGTGCCGGCCCTGCCACCAGACACACGTGGACACCTGCATCACAGCCTCCCGGCTGCGCGGGCGCAGTCCTTGCAGAGGTGGATCTGGCTGTGGGCTCCACCGCTGGTGGTGTTCAGAGCCGCCGTACGCTGGGGATGGTTGTCGCAGTTGTAGCGAGGCTCTTCATCGGCCTTGGTCTTACGGGTGGTCATGCTGCTCCCTGCTGGTCCACGATCTGGGATTCGACTCGGTCGGTGAAGCGCCGGGCGTCTGCGGTGGCGTGCCGGGCCTTGATGACGGTGAGGCGCAAGGAGACCGCTGCTTTGGTCATGCGCGCTGAGGCGTCCGCGAGGTCGATCGAGTTGTGCTGGGGACGCTTGGTGTTCCAGAGGGCCACGGTCGCCCCTTTCAGCCTTCGCGGCGGGGGTCGGCCAAGGTGGTGACGACGCGGTCCATCACGTCGGTGACGCGGGAGGTCGCCGTGACCATCTCCTGCGCAGTAGCAGTCATCGACTCAGCGAGGGGAATGACTTGCTCCACGAGGTCGCGCAGTCGCGCGTTCTCGTCGACTTCCCGCCGATAGGTCTTTCCGGGTACGACGACTTCGCTGACGAAGATGGCGAAGACGAACGCAGCAAGCGGCCCCAGGATCAGCGGGTTGTCGAAATTGACACCGCCGCCTGAGGCCGCTTCTGCCATCAGTGTGTGAAACATTCGGACCGCCTTCAGCGTCAAGGACTCACGTCCTCAATGCTAAGTGGGGCCTATGAATTGTGTTATTCCGCGAATTGCAGGCCGATGTAGTGGGTGAGAATGTCGACGCCCACATCGGACATGTCGGCCTCACGGTAGTTGGGGCCCTTCAGCACCTTCCCGTCCTCGCGGAGAACCGGCTTTCCGTCCTCCCCGAGCTTCGACATGTTGCTGTCGTGGACCTCGGCGAAGGCCTTATTCAGCGGGATGCCGAGCAGGTCGGCCGTCCCGAAGGTGACGTACAGCAGGTCGGCCAGTTCCTTGGCAAGGTGCTCTACGCGGTCCAGTGGATAGCCGGGATTCCCGATGCCGTCCTTGACGGCGGCGACGGCCTCGACGACCTCTCTGGTTTCCTCGGTGATCAGCGTGACACGGCGCTGCAGCAGCTCCCGAAATTTGTCCGGGGTGACGATGTCGTTGGCGACGTCGAACGCTTCGTGGAACTGGGCGACCGCGCCCTGGAAGTCGAGCTGGGCGAGGTCAGACACGTACAGGCTCCTTGACGGGGATGATCGGCCACTCGCCGTTGACGACGGCCGTGGGGTTCTTGGTGCGCCGCAGCCAGTCCTGGTAGCCGGCGGACTGGGCGGCGAACCACAGTCGCTGCTGCGCGTAAAGCTCGCGGAGGTCGCGGCCGTGGACCTCATGGTGGTAGGTGCTGCGGTTGAAGGCTCGCTCGTCCTCGACGGTGCGCAGAATCTTCTGGGTGACCTGGACGGCGGCCAGGGCATCGGCGCCGGCCTCGTGGGCGCCCTTGAGGGTCACGCCGTAGTACTCGGCGAGGCTTTCCAGCGTCCGCTTGCCGGGCCGGAACGGGTCGACCCTGCGGTCCAGGACGTAGGGGTCCAGGACGAGACCGTCCTTGGCCGAAGCGAGCATCTCGGTGACGGGCGTGACGTCGTTGCGCCGGCACTCGCGGTCGAGGAGGCTCAGGTCGTAGGGCGCGTTCATGATGACCAGCGGGATGCCGGCGGTCAGCGCGCCCCAGATCTGGCCGGCGATCTGCGCGGTGGCCCGGATGGTGTTCATGCCGCCGCGCCGCGCCTTCTCGGTCGTGATTTTGTGAACCTTGGTGGCTTCCGCGGGTATCTCGACGCCTGGGTCGACGAGCCACGTGCGCGAGCGCCTGGGGACACCGTGCAGGACCTCGACCATGGCGGCCGTGACGATGCGGTCCTCCTCGACGGAGACACCCGTGGTCTCCAGGTCGAACCCCATGAAGGTGTCCGGGAGGGCGATCACGCGGCCTCCCGCAGTGGGACGACGCCCACCGTCCCGCCCGATCGCTGCTCCGTCTCCGCCAGCAGCCTACGGTAAGCGTGGATCAGTGCCGGCATGGCGTCGCGGGCGACGAGGTAGAAGGTGAGGTCATCACCCTCCTCGTCGTCGAACAACTCGATGCCGTTGTAGTGCCGGCGGCCATCCGCAGCCAGCCGACCGCCGTACAGCGGTCCGATGGCGTCACAAATGCCTTGAAGCCAGTCCAGGTCCGACTCGGCGAGCCGCTCCAAGGGCTCGTCGGAGTGCGGGACATGGCAGTCGGCACAGGAGACGTTGCCGTACTGGGTCCGCTCCCAGACGTGATGTTGGGACGGGTCGTCGATGGCCTTGGCAGGGCAGTTTCCCGACGGCGGGTAGTCCTCCCGCATGAGCCGGATTGCGTCCGGCGTGACCTCGGACATGCTTTCTCCTCTCAAGGGGTTTCAGGCGGCGGCGAGTTCCGCGGTGGCAAGCACTTCGCGGAGGGCCTCGTCGACCAGGACCTCAACGGCCTCGTCCAGCGCGGCCTCGGCCTGACGGCGGGCAGCGACGGCACGGAGCTTCTCGTCGATGGCGTAGCTCGGGGAGGCGTCGAGGTTGTTGCGTGCGCGGTCGTAGCGTCGGGTCGTCCGCGGGTCCGCGTGACCGAGCAGGTCCTGCACGGCCTCCAGCGGCATCCCGCTCTCAAGCGCGAGCGTCGCGCAGGTGTGGCGCAGGTCGTGCGTACGAATCATCCGGACACCGGCACGCCGGCAAAGGCGCTTGACCATGTCCCAGATGCCCTGCCGAGTAATGCGGCGACCGGTGGAGGTAATGATCAGCGGCCCGCTCGTGCGGCCGTCGAGGTACGCCTCCAGGGCGGCCCATGCGGTCGGCGGGATCACGATGGTCTGCTGGCGTCCACCCTTGCGGGTGACGCGCAGCACCTTGTGACCGCGCTCTTCACCCAGGTCCTCGATGTTGGCGTTTACCAGCTCGCTGACGCGCATGCCGGTCAGCAGCAGGATGTGGACGACTGCGGAGCACCGCAGGCTGTATGCCTGGGCACCGAGGAGAAGTAGGTCGCACTCCACGAAGGTGAGGCCGGTGGCCTGGGAGATGGAGGAGGTCGGCTTCCGGTCGACGAGGGCGACCGGGTTGCGGACAATGAAGTCCTCCAACTCGGCCATGGCGTACTTGAACAGGCCGCTCACGGCAGACAGGTGACGGTTCACCGCCCCGGCGCTGTAGTGGTCGGACAGCCAGTTCTTGAAGGCGTCCATCTGCGCGCGCTTCTGGAAGAACGGGTCGCGGCCGAACTCGGCGCACCAGGTGAAGTAGTGGCGTAGGTCCCGCTGGTACTCGGTACGGGTCCGGCCCGACTTGGTGAGCAGGTAGGCGCCGGCCACAGCGAACGGCTGGATCTGCCCGCCCTCCATCAGAGCAAGCTCAGCGCCCATCGAAGCCCTCCATAGGTGGTTGGAAGGGCCTGGTTGCTTGGTGCCCGCCAAGCAAGAAGGCCCGGAGTGCGTCCCGACCGCGTTGCCCAACGCTTCCGGGGACACCCCGAGCCTACTAGACGAACAACTTGTTCCACAAGTTGTATCTCAAGAATATTCGCAGCTCAGACGACCCAAACCTCTGTGTCGCTGACGATCCGCAGGCGACTGGCATCCCCGCCGGCCGCCTTCAGGGCCGCCTTCATCACCTCAGGCCAGACCTTCACCCCAGTGACCACAGGACCGCTGTGCGAGTTTCGCCGGCGAGTCTCCGCCCCGCGCCTACCACTCCGCTCCCGACGCGCAGCCAGTTCCTCACGGTCCAACCGGTGCCATGCATCCGCCCCGTGACGGACGGTCCGGTCGAACACGGAAGTCCGCTCCGCGAAGTAGTCACTCATCTGCTGCGCTCCTGTCACTGAATAGCAAGAGGGGCCGGCCTCGACAGTCCGAGTAACCAGCCCCTCTTGAGTTAGCTCAACCCCCGATCCGGCGAGCCGCACCGACGGCGGTGCAATAACCCCGTCACTTGCTCACCGCCGGGTCATCCACATCCGAACGGTCCATATCCTCTCGACGAAGCCGTGCGTACAGCTCCATCAGGGGCTGCCCCGGCATGCCCGTCTGAGGCATGCCGGCAATCAGCCGGAACTCCGCGCCGGACAGGCGCTCGTCCCTGTTATCCAGCGCGGCATTGAGGTAGTTCCGCACCTTGGAGGGGGTAACCTCTTCCCACTCTGAGGGCGCCGACAGCTCCTCCTCGCGGCGGCGCACCTCCTTGAAGAGGTCCTCGACCGCGAAGGAGAGCTTGCCCTTGTCCTGGAGGGCCGTGACGAGGTCCCGCTCGGCCTTGCCCCTGAGCAGTTCATCCCGGTTCTTCAGGACGTCCCGGAGGTAGTTGCGGATCTCCGCCGTCGTGAAGAGGTCCCCGCGGTGGTCCTCGAACAGTTTCTGGAGGGCGACCTTCGCCGCCTGTGCCCGCCCGAAGAACTGCTCGTTGTGGGCGTACCACTCGGCCTTGTGCTCGGCACACAGCACCAGGTCGAGCGCCTTGGCCCCGTTGATCTCAAGGTGAAGCGGGTGACCTGGGACGGCCTTCCCGCAGACGATCTCCCGGCCGTTGTCGTCATGGCCCACTAGCCGGTTACAGCTTGGCCCAGGCTGTTCGGTAGCCACGGCGCTCCTTCCGAATGCCGCCCTACCTGCTCAAGACGGCTTGCTCTCCATCGGACCCGCTCCTGGCGGACCTACGTTCATGCAGCGACGCTGGGAACTATAAACCAGGAGTTGGTCATCTTGTGCGCCTACTTGTGCCACAAGCCTAGCGAGTGAGTCACAAACCAATCATGCGTTCGATTGCAGCGTTCGAAAGCTCAGTACCGTCTCCCCTGTCCGCAGGTTGATCGACCAGCGCAGCCGGCCATTCTCAATGGCCTCTTCGAGGGCCTCGTCCGCCGCCAACCCCCACAGGTCCGGTATGGCTCCCTCATGCGGAACATCCTCGCCAGAGCGCACATAGGGACCCCTCCGATCGAACTGCTCCGCCTTCATGACCGGGACTGCTCCCGAGTCCTCCACCCCGGCGACCACCGTCAAGGCGCACCCTCCCCGAGCCACGAACGCGCACGCGTAAGTTCGAACGATCCCTCTTAGCCCCGCCCCAGGGGATCCCCTGAACGGCGGGCTCCACATCTACCACCGCAGCAACTTGTTGACCATCTTGTACGTCATGCGCGGAGTCAGGCGCTAAACGATCAACACTCGTTACGCGATGGAGCCTGACCGCCGGTAACACGCCTCTGACGTGCGCATATGCCACTGACAGTGGCGATTCAGCCATCACACAGTGACGACAAGGACCAACAAGACCCGGATTGGTTGCTGTGACTAGGGTCACACCCTTGAGGCTCCGTTCACCTCCCGTTAACTCACTTGTCTACGCGTGTACCAGTGAGTAGGTCGCCCCCGACCTGCAACTTCACGCATTGCACACAGAGGTGTAGGCACACCGAGGCGCCGACTGCTCCGCCACCCTCGGGACCCACCGACGCATCGCACGCCCAGCTCGACGGCCAGGTCCTCACGCAGCCTCGCTCGCGGCGGCCCGGATCGGTACCCACTGATGCCGACCGAAGCCCAGGTCCCTCTTCTTGACCTTCAGCAGCTCCGCCGCAACGTCGACAGCCCAACGCCGCTCATCGCTCGACGACTCCCCCCAGCGCCGCGCCACGCTCGAAAGCCACGCAGCCACCGCAAGGCCGACCCGCGGCGAGCCGACCAGCGCGAGGTGCTCCAGGACGAACTCGTAGTGCGGTGCGAACGCCTCGATCACGCAGCTCGGACGATCGATGTCGTCGACCACCACAGGGGTACCGCTCCCCCGCGTCTGCGACTGGACGTAGTGCTCTCGACCCTTCTCCTGGACCGCGCCGGCCGACGTCTTCAGCAGCTTCTCCGCAGCCAGTTCGACCAGCGCGCGGTCCTGCTCCCTCTGCAACTCATCACTCATGCGCGGAACGTACGGCCAGGAGCGCCGGCTACGCCTCAACAGGACTTACTCGCCTAGGTCAACCGTGACCGAACCGTCATCAGCCCGCCGTGGGATCACCATTCGACTTCCTCTTCGGTGGAGTAGACCTCCGGTTTCGGGTGCCCCACAGGTTTGCGCAACGTGTGCCTGTCGGCGAGACACTGCGCAAGAAACTCAGAGGTCTCGCCTCCGCGAGAGTGACCGCCGCACTCGCAACGCCAGTGCCAAAGCGTCCGCTTACGGGGACCGCCGCCGTCCGTATCCGACCGCGACGCAGCCTCCTGGAGCGCACGCCGAATGATCAACGCCCCAGCCACGACCACTGCGGCCGTGGCGCGGCCAGCCCACCTCGGGATTTCCATGCGCGGAACCGTAGCGCCTCCCTGCCTGCACACACGCGAGAGCCCCGGAACCGCCGACTTTCGCCGATTCGCTCGTTTGTGCTGTGACGGACGCCATAGTGACGCTTCGTACTGCCCGACTCGCCAGCTCTGCCGGCACATCTGCTGTGATACTGCTTAGCGTGATCGGCTCGACGACTTTCGGAGCTCTCCGTCTACGAAATCGCGTTTCCCACCCCAGTCACGCAGGGCTACTGCCCCAATCGTGAGGACCGGTGGCTATAAGAGTCATCAGGGGGCAGTAGCCGGCTTCGCCGGCTTCGCCCACTTAAGGGTGGGGGTGTCCTTTATGCCCGAATTCCCATGCATGCATATTATGTTGAGCCCTGCATAGCTTTCCATGCACATGCATGTGCCCGTTTCGCACCCCATGTCGGCTAGGCCGGTCATCGCACCTTATGGGTTACTCCCAAATTCCCATTTGGGTACGGCGTGACCAGCGGATTCCTCGCCAGGTCAACTAAAAGAGTGTCAGTGACTCGAAAGTCAACCCCTATGCAGCACCTTTCTCTGCATAAAGTCGACAGTTACTGCCCGTGAACGGATACTGTCAACCCAGGGTTGCGGGGTCGTGGGGCCACCCCCTGACAAACGGACCGTCAGATACGCAGAGAGTTACTCAACGTGCATACGTGCAGGTGAGAGGCTTAGAGCCGGTCAACGCGCGCACTATATCAATAGACCGTCAGATACTTAGGCGTACCTATGTCAGCAGTTACACAGAGCCAGCATAGCGGAAAGTAGCGAAAGCACCTTTCTTGGCTACCGAGCGTGCAGACGGCGCAGCATGGCACAACGTAGCCATTGCCTCACTGTGTGTGTATGGGGAGAGCATGCCGACCACTTCCCGCCCCCCGAAAAGCGCTAGGCGCCGCCGTGAGCCGCTGTGAGGCAAGCGAGGCAGCGTGAGCCGTAGCGAGGCACCGTGAGCCGCTACGGGCGCCGCTGTGAGCCGTAGGCGTACCGAGCAACCGTGAGCCGCTGTGAGCGCTACAGGCGCCGCTAGGCAGCGTGCCGAACGTGAGCCGCTAGGCGCCGCCGTGAGCCGCTGTGAGGCGTACCGAGCATGCGAGGCAGCGTGAGCCGTAGCGAGGCAGCGTGAGCCGCTGTGAGCCGTGCCCTACGTGGTGCATGCCGTAGGGAGCATGCCGACCACTACGCCTCCCCCGAATCTTCAGGGCCGCCGCCGTGTCTCAGGAGCTGTTGGGGACCGTGCGACGCACCCCCTTGCGGTACTGCCGAGCACACCGACGAGCGCCACCGGAAACGGACATAGAGGTGCATATAGGGGCACGCCAGTCGCCGGCGATCCCTGGTAACGGAAAGTAGTTTTTCATCACGCAAGGTCACGCGCCGCAGCTCACAGCGGGTGCGCGGGTGCCGCAACCGTCACTGTGCGAGGTAACTCGCGACACGGACTTGTGCGAGGTACCTCGCAGCGCCTAATGTTCTCTGTGTCGGAACGGCGAGGCACCGGAAACGGGGCCTCAAAGGGAAGGCGAATGAATCGCCCGGACGAAAGCCCTACGGGGTTAGTAGAAAGGCAGCGATCGTTCCTTGAGAACTCAACAGTGGATATAGACGCACGGGAACGGTAACGACGTTTCTGCAAGGGGAATGAGGATTCCCCACTATCGACCGACGTGTCGATAGGGCGTGCATGCAACAGGGGTGCAGTCTGCCTACTGTCGCCGAACTCTTATAGGAGGGGACCAAATGCGCGTGGCTAGACGTCCGTGGCTTACACAGCATGGGGACAGATAGTCAGTGGATACGTGGTGGCAAGAGCTAACACAGAGGTACCGCCACCGTTACCCGTAGCGTCACTCTCTCTCAATCGCCCCGGATTCATCCGGGCGCGATTTGGGGGCGCCTATGGCGTCAATGTGTG